CCCTGGATGGGCGCACGAGCCCCATCTGCCAGGCCCGGGACGGCGCGATTGCCGTGAACCCGGGGCGGGAGATACCGCCGGGCACCGACCTGCTGGACCCGCAGGACGCTCGACCCCCTGGGCACCCCAACTGCCGCTCCCTCATGGTTGCCATGCTCGCCCCGGACATGATCATTGGTGACCGGCCCTTTGTGTCCGATGACCGGACCAGGGAGCAACGTGAAAAGGACTTCCGCCGGGAGGCCCGGGAGGCGGACCCTGAGGCATGGAAGGCGATGAGCCCAGCAGACCGCAACGCTGAGGTGAAGCGCATCCGGGACAAGTGGGGTGATGAGAACATCGGCACCGTCCCGGCCTCCACCACATATGAGGAGTGGATGCGCCGCCAGGCCCCTGAGTTCCAGGACGCGACCCTGGGCCCCTCCCGGGCTGAGATGTTCCGCAACGGGGACGCGACCCTTGACCAGTTTGTTGACGCCGGGGGCCGCACCCGCACCCTGAGCGAGCTGGACACCCTTGTGCGCCCCTCCCGGGCTCCGGCCTCCTTGGTCCAGTCCATCCAGAACCTCCCCCCGCACCCAACGATTGCCGGGGCTGTGGTCAGCCCCATCCCAGAGGCGTCCCGGGCGATGCTCGGACCATTGCTGAACATCCCCTTTGACACCCTGGTGGATGCCCGCAACGGGCGCACCAAGCTCCCAACCCGCATGGTGGACCTCTCACAGGTCTACACCAATCAACCCGAGGTGGGACCGGACGCGCTGCTGGGGATTGCCCAAGCTGAGGAGCTTGAGGACATTCCGCCCCTGTTCATTGAGGTGAACGGCAGCTATATCATCGGTGACGGAAACCACCGCACCACAGTGGAGTTCCTCCGGGGGGTCACCAGCATCCTGGCCCGCATCCTGAAGGTCCCATGACCCACACCAGCGGGAGGCTTCCCCCGGGCCTCCCGTTGGGCTACAATCCCGGGGCGACAACTACTCCACCCAGGGCGACCCCGGGGTGAGCGATTCACAGGAGACAATGAATCATGACAGTGCTTAAACACGAGGTTGACAGCGACGGCTTCAACACAATCCCCGAGAACCTGCGCAGCATCTACCAGCCGGTGGAGGGGGCTGAGGGCAAGTACCAGGTCCCCGAGGCGATGCGCCCGGTTGCCGACGCCATCACCGGCCTGTTCCAGGCCAACGGCAAGATCAGGGGCGAGAACAAGGAGCTGGCCAAGAAGGGCCAGGTGGACCTGTCCGGCCTTGAGGACTTCGGGGAGGACCTCCCCACGATCAAGGAAAAGATCAAGGAGCGGATGGAGGAGCTGGAGACGGCTGCTGCTGCCGGCAAGGAGGGCAAGCTCAACGTGGACAAGGTCCGGGGCGAGATGAAGTCTGCCATGGAGAAGGCTGTTGGCGAGGAGCGCAAGGTCCAGGACGCCCTCCGGGGCACTGTCCACAAGTACCTCGTGACCTCCGGCGCAAGCGAGGCCCTGGCTGCCGAGGGCGGCATGGTGGAGCTGGCGATGCCCTTTGTCCAGAACCAGGTCAAGGTCCAGGAGCAGGATGGCGAGTTCAAGGCCGTTGTTGTCGACAGCGACGGTGACCCCCGCATCTCAGGCGGCACCGGCAACCCCATGACCATCCGGGAGCTGGTCAAGGAGATGAAGGGCCAGGAGAAGTATGCCCCGCTGTTCAAGAGCGAGGCCAAGGGCGGGGGCGGAGCCCTCCCTGACCGGACGGGCAAGCCCCGGGCTCCGACCAAGGCGGACGCCACCCCGATTGACCGCATCAAGGCAGGCCTGGCAGCGCGCAACCGCTGAACCTCCCAAGCCTCGGGGCTTCCCCTCGGGAGGTCCCGGGGCTATCCTGACCCAGCCCTCCATGTTGGGCAACCTGCCTCGACCACTGGGCCCGGCCACTGCGCCGGGCCTCTTTTCGTTTGGGGCTTGACTGCCTGGTAATTGTCGCCTATCCTCTGTGACCAGGCCAAACCCCTCCAGGGCGATCCAGGAGGCCCGCGTGCGATGCGCATTCAGGCTCTTTTGAAACACTCTTGGAGGATTGGACATGACTTCCGTCACCCTTTCTGAGTCCGCAAAACTCGCTCAGGATGAGCTGGTTGCGGGCGTCATCGAAAACATTATCACCGTCAACCCCTTCTTCGACATCCTGCCGTTTGACGGCATCGACGGCAACGCCCTCGCCTACAACCGTGAGAACGTCCTTGGCGACGTCCAGGTGCTTGGTGTTGGTGGGACCATCACTGCCAAGGCAGCCGCGACCTTCACCCAGGTCACCTCCACCCTCACCACGATCATCGGTGATGCAGAGGTCAACGGTCTCATCCAGGCCACCCGCTCCGGTGACGGCAACGACCAGCAGGCTGTACAGATTGCGTCCAAGGCGAAGTCTGTGGGCCGCAAGTACCAGGACATGTTCGTCAACGGCACCGGCTCCAGCAACGAGTTCGATGGCCTCATCAACCTCGTTGACGCCACCCAGATGTCCACCACCGGTGCCAACGGCAAGGCACTCGACTTCGCCGTGATGGATGAGCTCCTGGACCTCGTGACCGACAAGGACGGTGAAGTTGACTACTTCATGATGCACGCCCGGACGCTGCGGAGCTACATGGCCCTGCTGCGCGGCCTGGGTGGTGCGAGCATCAACGAGGTGGTCCAGCTGCCCTCGGGCCGTGAGGTCCCAGGTTACCGTGGTGTGCCCATCTTCAAGAATGACTGGATCCCAACGACCCAGACAAAGGGCACCGGCGGCGCAGTCAAGACCAGCATCTTTGCCGGCACCCTGGACGATGGGTCGCGCATGCACGGCATCGCCGGTCTGACTGCTGAGGCTGCCGCAGGCATCCAGGTGGTTCCGGTTGGCGAAAGCGAGACCAAGGATGAGAGCATCACGCGCATCAAGTGGTACTCCGGTCTGGCGCTGTTCAGCGAGAAGGGCCTTGCGGCTGCGGACGGCATCACCAACTAAGGCGGTGCGGTCAGGCATGACTTAACTGAGCGCCCGCCCTCCCCGGAGGCGCGGGCGCTTTCACAGGTACACAGGAGACACATCATGGCTATTGTAGCTCACCTCGTTGAACGCGCTGACGCCCCCGGTAAAAACTTCATCAATGGTATCCGTGCCGTCATTGTCGCAATTGACGACGTAACCTACACAACTGACGCCCTCATCCGGGGCCAGGCCGCAGCCCTCTGTCAGGGCGAGGGCCAGGACCTCCCAGATGACTACTTTGACGACAACCGGGGCATTGCCGCCACCTGGAACGCTGACGAGGATGTCACCATCTTCACCGGCTCCACTGTGGCCGAAACAATCGCCTGATAGGGAGAACGCAGCATGGGAATCACCACACGCAAACTGAGCCTGGTGGGGGACCTTGACGGACAGTCAGTCACCCTCCGGGCGGGGGGCTCTGAGTATGAGTTTGTTGACGGCTCGCTGGAGGTCACAGGACCCTCGGCAGACGTGGACAGCCTGAGCAAGTATCTCTTGAGGTGCTGGCAGGCATACCCAGACCCCAGCAGGGAGCTGGATGAGGCCCGGGCTGCCCTCAAGGAGGCACCAGATGCTGCTCAAGCTGACACCAATGAACCCAAAGCGGGGAATGGCAACCCGGGCGGGACCAAAGACAATGCGGGCGGAGCTTCTGACCCGGCACCCGAGCCCACCGGCCCCGATGAAGGCGGCAGCGATGCTCAGCCCGAGCCCGGGGCAGCGGAACCAGGACGCGATGGTGAAGGGGACGGACAGGGCACCATCAACAAGGCGCTGAGTCGCCTGGACCCCGAGAATGACGAGCAGTGGACTGCTGACGGCAAGCCCAAGATGTCCGCCATTGAGGAGGCCATGGGCCGGTCTGACGTGACCCGCGCCCAGGTGAACGCTGCGGCCCCGGGCTTTGACCGGGACGCTGCCCGCGCAGCCAACTGAAGGAGACTACAATGAAGAGTGGAAAGAAGAAGCCCAAGGGCAAGGGCGGCAAGGGGAAGTAACGCATCATGGCCTTTCTGGTTCAAGATGAGAATGGGACGGTCAGCGGGGCAAACGCCTACGCTGACCTGATCTACGTGCGTGAATACCACGCCGACCGGGGGCTGGACCTGTCCGACCCCGGGACATCTGATGCTGCCCTCCAGGTGGCAATCGTCAAGGCCACTGACTTCCTCGACAAGCGCTGGGTGTTCCCCGGGGAGCGCCTCAACCGCGACCAGGACACCGAGCACCCCCGCCGGGACCTCTATGACCGCAGCGGATACCTCGTGACAGGCATCCACCGCGCTGTCAAGCAGGCGGTGGCAGAGCTGGCGCAGAGGGCACTGACTCAGTCCCTCCTGTCCGACCCTACACGCGATGACTCAGGCCGCACCGTCCTGTCCAAGCAGGAGGAGGTTGGTCCACTGAAGGAGGCGGTTGAATACGCCGGTGGGGGCAGCTACACGTTCCCTGAGTACCCCGCAGTGGACCGGCTGCTCATCTCCGCCGGTCTGGTCCGCACCGGCCTCACCGGGGTGAGGGCGTAACATGGCCCAGTACGACAAATCAATTGCGCTCGCCACGAGGCTGGTTGCGAAGTTCGGGGCACCAGCCGTCCTCCGGCGCTTCACCGACGCTGCCCTGGCAGACCCGGACAAGCCCTGGCGGCGCTCCAAGCCCTCAGACAACGACATTCCCGTCAGCGCTGTGTTCCTCAACTTCGGGGACATGGGCCGGGCCGGGGAGCAGTACATGCCCGGCACCGACATCCAGATCGGGGACAAGCTGGTGTTCATATCCGGTGGAGCCCTCACCGAGGCTCCCCGGCTGCGTGACCGCCTGTACCGCGACGGGGCTGACCCAGATGACGAGGGTTGGTCCATCGTACAGGTCCAGACCCTTGACCCCAACGGACAGCCGGTGCTCCACCAGCTGCAGGTGCGTTACTGATGGCAACCACCACACCCAACGCACGCGATGAGATGCTCACCCTGTTCCGGGACGCCTGGAACGCAGGGGCTTCTGCCGCTGCTGGCAGCGCAGACCCGCCCCGCGTCATATGGGACGCGACAGAGGAGGACCCGGCCAACGGTCCCCGCTCTGACAAGCCCTGGGCCCGGGTGAACATCTCCCACAATCCCCCCGCCGGGGGTCAGCGCACATTCGGCGGCACAGGCAACCGGCGCTTCGCCCGGGCCGGTGTCCTCACCGTCCAGGTGTTCACGCCTATGAGCGTTGAGCAGTCAGTAACAATGGCGGAGGCCCTTGCGGTCATCGCCCGGGACGCCTTTGAGGGCGTCAGCTCCCCGTCTGGCGTTTGGTTTAGATCGGTGGGCATTCAGGAGGTTGGACCAGATGACCCGTGGTTCCAGCTTAACGTCACAGCAGAGTTCAGTTATGATGAGCTCAAATAAGGAGGCACGAGATGGCCAACAAGATTGACAGCAACATCACGGGCCTCCGCTATGCGGAGGAGGTCCTGGGTACTTTGGGTGTGCTTCCGGGCTCCCCGGTCTGGTATCCCCTGGAGCCAAACAGCTACGGCGAGTTTGGACCGCAGATCAGTACCACAGCCCGGGCTCCCATCACCCCGTCCCGCCAGCGCAAGAAGGGCGTTGTCACGGACCTGGACGCCACCGCTGGCTTCCAGAATGACTTTGTCCAGGAGAGCCTGTATGACATGATGCAGGGCTTCATGTACGCTGACTGGCGTGAGAAGCCCAATGCTGAGCCGTCCGCAGTGACCGGGACGGCCTACACCGTCACGACGCCCCTGGGCTCCAGCTTCGCCTCTGGCGACCTTGTCTGGGCAGAGGGCTTCACGACCCCGGCGAACAACGGCCTGAAGGTCGCAACCGGCTCCACGGCCACCACCGTGGTTGTATCTGGCCTCACGGCTGAGGCATCCCCGCCTGCCGGGGCCAAGATCACCAAGGTGGGTGCCCAGGCATCCTCCGGCGATGTTGAGGTGGACGTCACAGGCACCGTTGTCTCCCTCACCTCGACAACCCTGGACTTCACGGACCTCGGGCTCATCCCGGGCGAGTGGCTGTTCATCGGCGGGGACGCGACCGCGACGCAGTTTGACACGGCAGCCAACAACGGCTTTGCCCGCGTCCTCTCTGTGGCGGCCAACGCCCTCGTGCTTGACCGCCAGCCGGGGACCATGGTCACCGACGCAGGGGCAGCCAAGACCATCCAGCTGTTTGTCGGCCACGCGATCAAAAACGAGAGCGACCCGGCCCTGATCAAGCAGCGTTCTTACCAGATGGAGCGCAGCCTGGGCTCCGCTGGCTTTGAGTACATCAAGGGCTGCGTCGCCAACACCATGGAGATCAAGGTCAGTACGGCGGACAAGGTCATGGTGGACCTCGGGTTCATCGGCATTGACGCTGAGTACCGCACTGTTGCGGACGGGGCCAAGACCGGCTCCCGCCCAGACGTGCCTGACCAGGAAGCGTTCAACAGCTCCAGCGACTTCTCCCGCCTCCGCATGCTCAACGAGGACACAGCAGCCACGCTGTTCACGTACCTCACTGAGCTGACGGTGACGATCAACAACAACGTGACGCCCTCCAAGGCCATCGGGACCCTCGGGGCGTTTGACGTCACCGCCGGGGACTTTGTGGCCGCAGGGTCCGTGACCGCCTACTTCACCAGCGTGGAGGCAATCCAGGCGGTGCGCGACAACGACGACATCAGCCTGGACTTCGCCATGGTGAAGGAGAACGCTGGCTGGGTGTTCGACATCCCGTTCATCTCCATCGGTGACGGACGGCCCCAGGTGGAGAAGGACACTGAGATCAAGCTGCCTATCACGATGGAGGGCGCAGAACACCCGACGCTCCACCACTCCATGATGGCGGTCAGCTTCACCTACCTCCCAACGGCAGCAGAGTAACAAGGGGAACGACAATGGCAGCAACTGAAACCAAGCCGGACATCAAGTCCATGAAGGGTCCAGAGGCCCTCTTCAAGACCAGCTCCAAGCTGGAACAGGAGGGCATCTGGCTTGACTATGGCGACTTCAGGATCAAGATCACCCGGGCCGGTGCGACCAACAAGCGCTTCAAGAAGCTCATGGAGGACCGCATGAAGCCCCACCGCCGGGCGATGGCCAACGACACGATGTCCAACGACCTGGCAGAACGGATCACCCGCGATGTCTGGGCGGAGTGTATCGTATTGGGCTGGGACAGTGCCCTGGGCTCAAACGTGATGCCCTACAAGGGTGCGCCCTTCCAGTTCAGCGTGGACGCCTGCAAGACGTTGTTCATCGACCTCCCGGACCTCTACATTGACGTGCGGGACCAGTCCATGAAGCTGGGGCTGTTCCTTGACGGTGACGAGGAGCTGGACACGGGAAACTGAGAGGGGTTCTGCGGTATGAGCTTGAGCACGGGCGCACAGAAAGGCGGGTTTTGGCAGCTTCCTACAAGAGGAACCAGCCGCCCCCTTCCTACATCGCAGATGCCCCCGAGCTGCTCCCGGGGCTGGACCTCTACATGGAGGCGTTCCGGGAGCTCAGCACCACACGCCCCCACATTGGGATGAATGGAACACCGGGACCAATACCTTGGAACCGGGTCAACGAGTGGGGGAGGGAGTTTGGGTTTGAGGGCGAGGCCAGGGACTACCTGGTGACGATGGTTAGGGCTCTTGACGATGAGTACCTTGAATGGATGGGGAAAGACAGTGGCAAGCCCGGAACAGTTCAACCGGCGGATGGGTCGCCTGGGCGTTGAGATAGCCCAAGCAGCCGACCGCACAGTGAGGATGGCAGCCCTGGCCGCTGACCAGGCCGTTGTCATGGCCACCCCGGTTGACAAGGGACGTGCACGCTCAAACTGGATTGTCCAGATGGACGCCCCCGCCCGGACGGCGATTGACGCCTATGTCCCCGGAGACAAGGGCAGCACAGCAGGTCCCAACAGCGCCTCAGCCATAGCCCAGGGGCAGGCCGTCATCGCACGGTATGACGGGGACCGCAACAGCGGCATCGCCATCTCCAACAACCTCCCCTACATCAACGCGCTCAACAGCGGCTCCTCCCGGCAGGCCCCCGCCGGGTTCATCCAGAAGGCCGTCCAGGCTGCTGTCCGCCAGGTCCGGGGGGCTCGCTTCCTGAGATGACCACTGAACGCATTGACATCATTGTATCTGAGCGGGGCTCCCGGGTTGTCCGCCGCAACATCGACGGCATCGGCGGTGGAGCCATGGGTGCAGCCCGGGGCGTCCGCTTCCTCATGGGCGCACTCGCTGGGCTGGGGGCTGCGTTCGGGGCAAGGGAGATACTCCGCCAGGCAGACACCTACACCCTCCTGACCAACCGCCTCAAGCTGGTCACCTCGGGCACGGACAACCTCGCCCGCATCAATGAAGAGCTGTACCAGAGCGCCCAGAGGACGCGCACGAGCTATGAGGCCACGGTTGACCTGTACTCCCGGGTGGCCCGGAATGCGGACGCCCTCGGGCTGTCCCAGCAGGAGCTTCTGGACATCACCGAGACGGTCAACCAGGCCATCCGTGTATCCGGCGGGACCGCCATGGAGGCGGAGGCCGGGGTGCGCCAGTTCGGCCAGGCCATCGGCTCCGGTGCGCTCCGGGGCGATGAGCTCATCAGCATCCTTGAGAACATGCCCCGCCTCGCCCAGGCGATTGCCGAGGGTATGGGCGTCACCATCGGTCAGCTCCGGGACCTTGGGGCGGAGGGGGCGCTGACTTCCGACAAGATCATGGATGCCCTTCAGCAGACTGCCCCCGAGATTGCGGCGGAGTTCGCCCAGCTCACCCCCACTGTGGGAGAGGCGTTCACCGTCCTCAGCAACTCCGCCCTCCGCTTCATCGGGCAGCTCAACGAGACATTGGGCGTCACGGACTTCCTCGCCAATGCCCTGACCTTTGTGGGGCAGAACCTCCAGACAATTGCCAGGCTGGCTGGCGTGGTGGGCATCGCACTGGCTGCGGCCTTCTCCGCCAACATGATCGGCAGCGTGGCGCTCCTGGTCCGCAACTTGATCAGTATGCAGATCGGAATGGGGGCGTCCAGCGTGGCAACTGCCGCCTGGGCCGTGTCCGTCAACCTCGCCCGGAAAGCCATGTGGGGCCTCAACGCTGCGATGCTGGCCAACCCCATCGGCCTCGTGGTAGCAGCAATTGCGGCGATTGTTGCGGCCCTCTTCATATTCCGGGACAGCCTCAAGGTCACTTCTGACGGCGTCGTGTCCCTGGGCGACGTGTTCCGCTCTGTGTTCAGCTTCATCATGGACTTCCTCGGGCCGGTCATTGACTGGTTCGGGGAGGCCTGGGAGACTGGACTGGATAACGTGGGTGGCTACGTGGGGGACCTCCTGGACGTGTTCGTCACGGTCATTGGCTCCATCATCGACTTCGTGAAGACAGCCGTCAACACCCAGATCGGCCTGTGGGTGGGGGCCTTCAAGACAATCGTGGGCGTCTGGAACCTCCTCCCCGAAGCGTTCAAGGCCCTCGGGGCTGCGGCCATCAACGGCCTCATCGACATCGTGGACAAGGGCGTCTCCGGCATTGTGAAAGCTGTTGCTGGTCTCCTGGAGTTCATCGGCGGTGCAGCAGAGCTTGTTGGGCTCGACAATCCGTTTGTCGGCCTGGCTGACGACTTCACCACTGGTCTGGATAAGTTCAAGATACAGGGCGCAGGCGTGGTGGGCGAGGTGTTCGGGCAGATGGGAACCATTGCGTCGGGGGCCTTCAGCGAGGCCCTCAACACGGACTACATCGGGACCTTTGTCAACACCATCATGAGCCGTGCCCGAGAGATTGCCGAGGCCCGGGCTGCCAATACGGGCGGCGGAGGGCTGGACGCTGCGGGGCCTGCCTCCCCGGTCATCCCTGACTCACCCAGTGGCTCCGGCAGCGGCTCCTCCAGCCTCCCGGACGCCCTCCAGCGCCAGGTTGACATGTTGGAGGAGATTGACGGCCCCCTCAAGGAGTATGAGAAGAACCTCAAGGCACTGGACGCCCTCATGGCCGCCGGGGCGGTCACCACTGATGAGTACCGCACCGCCTTCCGGGACCTCCGCATTGAGTTCCTTGACACCCAGACCACCCTTGAGTCCGGGATGGAGCGGACTTTCCTCAAGATTGCGCGGGACGCTGAGGACGCGGCCACCCAGATTGAGGACCTCATCACCAACGCCTTCAGCGGCATGACCGACGCCCTGGTGGACTTTGTCAAGACCGGCAAGCTGGACTTCAGCAGCCTCATCGACGGCATGATTGCGGACCTCGTGCGCCTCATGCTCCAGCAGCAGATCATGGGTCCACTGGCCCAGGCCCTCGGGGGCATCGACTTCGCGGGCATGTTCGGGTTCGCCACCGGCGGCACTGGGACTGTTGGGCAGACCGGCCTGGGCTTCGCAACTGCGGGCGGGTTCACCGTCCCGGGGAACGTGGGGGCCGTGGACAGCACCCCAGTCAACTTCATGGCCTCTCCCGGGGAGCGCGTCAGCGTCACCCGGCCCGGGGAGATTGACCGCCAGGGCGGGCAGAAGGTTGAGCAGAACGTCCAGGTGAACGTCATGGGCGGCGGTGGCGAGGCTGAGGTGGAGGAACGTGAGGGCGCAGACGGCTCCCGGATTGTGGACGTGTTCATCAACCGCTCCCGCTCTGCGGCCGCATCAGACATCTCCCGGGGCGGCACCGACCTCAACCGGGCAATTGAGCGGCGCTACGGCCTCAACCCAGCAGCGGGGAACAAGACATGAGCACGCCCAATTGGCCCGCAGCGATCAACTACCTTGCTGAGCGGGGCTCCTGGAACAAAGTCCCCAATGAACCCGTGCTGAGGTCTGAGTTTGATGTTGGGCCTGCGCGCGCAAGGCGGCGCTTCACGTCTCAGGTGTCCAGGTATTCCCTGACGATACAGATGTCTGAGGATGAGTATGTGCTCTTTGAGGGCTTCTTCCAGGATGACCTCCGGGCCGGGGCTGCGTGGTTCAATATGCCCTTCTACATGGGCCGGGGAGGGTATGAGGTCAAGCCAGTGAGGTTCACGGAACCCTACCAGGTGCGGGATGCAGGCTTTCGCCAAGTGAAAGTTTCAGCTAAGCTGGAGGTCAAGATGACCCCAATCATCTCTGGAGGGGCTGTTTATTTTGTTGAAACCTATGGCGAGCAGTCCCTGTTTGATCTTTCGGATGAGCTGGACCCGATTGTCAACGAGACGTACCCAGATATCATGGAGAATTACTGATGACAACAGCTGCTGAAATTCAGGCGAAGATGGATGAGTTGTCCGGCAACATGGACAAGCTCGACACCATCGTCAACGGGGACGAGAACGCCACTGTTGCCACTGATGGTGGGGTGGTCCCCTCTGTCGCCAACTTCTATGGACAGCTGGAGTCACTCAATGATGCCACTGTGTCGCAAACACGGGCAGCGCGGGATGAGGCGGTGGCTGCGCGGGATGCCACCCTTGTCGGAGCCTCCGGGGTCTATGCCACCACGGCAGCCGGCATCACGGCCACCACTAGCGGGGACCTCTTTGTGGTCGCCAATGACGCAGGTTGGCAGCTGTACGAAAATGTTTCCACCACAGCTACGTCGCGCAGCGGTGTCTTCCCCTCCCTCTCCGCCCTCGGGCCGTCCATTGCCCAGGCCATCCCCTGGTTGAACGTGGTGGAGGACGGCGCAGGGGGGTACGTCGTCCCAGCCTTTGACTGGGACATCCCAAACGGGAGGGTGTGGCTCAACGGTTCAACCCGCACGGTTGCGGGAGCCCTCACAGACAACGAGGACGGAACGCATGATGTGAACGGCCTGGCAGCGCTCCTCACCTCGGGCGTCACGGTGTTTTTGGATTACACCACGGACGGGCACACTGGCACGCCCTCGGGATCATTCATGGGGATGATCGCCAACAAGACCTCCCTGGCCGGGGAGGTGTCCCTGGGCACATACAACCACTCGCCCAGCGACACCCTCGGGGTCAATTTCAACAACCGAATGGGAACGACTGTCTCAATTGACGCAGTGACCGGCTGGGGCGTCAACCGCGCCGCCATCACTGTGCCCGCGAGCGGCAACCAGCTGAGGAAGCTGGAGGGACAGCCAACAGTCACGGACATTGCGACTGGGACCTATGTGACCCCAATCCAGGTCACCATTGGCGGCAGCGCCCGGACGGGACGGGACCCCCTGACCAACGCATCCGTGCGCCGGGCCACTGTATTCCCCGTGGCCCTGTCGTCAGCGCAGCTTGACACCCTCTTTGAGACCACCCATCCTGACTATGGGCTTGAGCAGTCGTTTGTTCCCCACTGGGTGCCACGCGTCCCTCACGAGAGCCTGCCTGGGTACAGGTATGCTGACCTTGCCTACGACTACAGCCGGGGGCGCTGCTGGTTCAATGGTCGCCAGAAGTCCTTTGCTGATGTGTTCGTGGACGCTGCCGGGGGCGATTTCACGTTGATCAAGCCACCTCGTGGGCTGACGGCGTCCACGGGCATCACCTTCGGGGCAGACGTACACCGGCTGGACTTCTACCAGGAGACCGAGGTGCCGAGCGGGCTTGTGTTCAACGCGCTGAGGGCCGTGGAGGTTGCCTCGCTTGGAGAGCGGCTGGATTTCAACGTCACCACGCAGAACATACCAGGCACCGGCGGTTCCCCCGTGGAGCCCGGCGGGCTGGCAAACACGAGCGGGTATGCAGCCAGGGCCAGTCAGTTCTTCCCCCTCTCCTCCGCCGTGTCGGCCAACGGGGGCTTCGTGTCGCGCGGCCAGGGCATCTACCGCTACTGCATGTCAGTGCCGCCCAGCGGGCCGATCCTGACGTCCACCAACTCGGGGCCGGTCAAAAGCAACGCCTCGACCAGCGTCTACGTCCCGCAGGACTGGATGCGGTTCGGTGCGCGCGTGACAGGGACGAACCCGCTCGCCAACACCGACATTGTGCAGGGCTTCATCTTCTGCAAGTCACTGTCGGTCGCACAGATGAACGCGCTCAAGACGTTCAACGAGTACGGGGTAAAGCCTCTCCTGTTCATCGGGGACAGCATCAACAACGTCCAGCAGCCAGCTGAGATGTTGGGCCTCCACCTCGTCAATGACGGCTTTTCCTACGTTCCCTGGTGGGGCCAGGGCCAGGGTGGGCGCGGCCTCAACTACTTTGAGGAGTTCATTGAGGAGCTGGTGACATTTGACGACAGCTTCCGCGACCACATCCTTGTGATGGTTGAGGGGGGCTTTGACTATGAGGGCCTCAACTTCGATGGCAGCAGCCTCTCCGCCCCCCTGACGGAACGCGAAATACAGGGACACCTCCGCGAGATCAGGTACAAGTTCCGCGAGTCCCGCTGGGTGTGGATGGAGAGCAACTTCAACCGCGCAGCGGAGCTGGACATTGCCGCTGGCAACACCGAGAAGATGGACCAGCTCCGCGTCACCATGGCGAACATCCGTGAAACGTACCCTGCCGCCTACTGTTACACCAACGCATTGATCCAGGCGCAGGCTGAAACCAACGCAGAGTATAACGCAATCCGTGTTGACGGCAGGAACGCCACCCACCTTCGCGGCGACGGCATCCATGGTTCCTGGGGGTTGGGCTACAGCGGCGACCCTGCGGATGAGAGTTGGTACTACTGGTGGAGCCGGGCGCTGCAGCACCACCTGGCGGGCATCAATTACCCCCCCATGGTGGGCTGATGGCAGACCCCGACGACATCTGGACAGAGGCGCTCCAGGAGGCATATGCCTCTGCGCCGAGTGATGAGGTCATCCTCCACACCCTGGAGCTGCGCCACCCGGCCTTCCCAGACACGTCCATCCGCGTGGTCATGGACCACGGGGAGGAGTACGTGGTGTCAGGGGAGGAGGTTGACGGCCACTTCCTTGGGCTGGAGGTCGATGCCCCAGTCCAGGCGGGCCAGGTGGTGTTCTTCCAGGCCTGTATGTTCAGCCTCACCCTCCCTGACCAGAAGGAGGGGAGCCTGCCGACCATTGAGGTGGAGCTGGACAACGTGACCCGCCTCGTGATGGAGCACCTTGACGCGGCAATCGGCCTGAAGGCACCCATGGAGCTGACCTACAGGGAGTACATCGCCAGTGACATGGGCGAGCCCCAGTTCATCCTCGGGGGCCTGACCCTCAAGGAGGTCAAGTCAAACCTCGGGCGGGTTACCGGGACAGCGCAGTTCAGCGACCTGGTCAACAAGAGCTTCCCCAAGAAGCTGTACCGCCCCAGCGAGTTCCAGGGGCTTGTCCAGTGACCCAGGATGAGCAGGAGTTTGTCAACAGCCTGATAGGGCTCCCGTGGAAAAGCGGCGCAAACGGTCCAGACGCATACGACTGCTGGGGCATAGCCCAGGCCGTCCAGGGGCGGCTGTTCCTGCGCCAGCTCCCGGACATACGCATTAACGCTGAGGACGTTCGCACTGTCATGCGGGAGATTGCGACCACAAAGGCCCGGATGAGCTGGACCCGCGCTGACGGCCCGACACACGGACGCCTCGTTGAGATGTCCTCTGGGCGTCACCCCTACCACGTTGGCGTGTACCTTGACGTTGATGGGGGCGGCATACTACACTCCCAGAACCCGGCTGGCGTCTGCTTCGACAGGATTGCAACGCTGCAGGCAGCGGGCTGGAGGAGGTTCACCTACAATGAATGGATCGGTTGAGCTTACAACCCCGCTGAGCTTCTTGGAGCGCTCTGAGATGCGCCCGGGGGAGAGCGTGCAGGAACACTTTGAGCGCCTCGCCCCGCAGGACCGGCCTGTGGTGTGCGTGTTCAACGGTGAGCCCCTCCTCCGCTGCGACTGGGGCCGCCCCGTGATAGTCACAGACAGCGTTCAATTTGTCGTCATGCCTCAGGGCGGCGGAGCAAAGAAGCTGTTGCGAGCCGTTGCGCTCATCGCCCTGTCCGTCATCGCCCCGATTGTGGCCCCCATCATCGGGGGAGCCCTGGGCATCACCTCAGCAATTGGTATCTCCCTCATCAGCGCTGGCCTCGTCATCGCTGGCTCCTTTCTGATCAACGCCCTGCTCCCGCCGGAGACGCCCGGGGCGCGGGACCCCATCTCAGCCTCGCCCACCTACTCCCTCAGCGCCCAGGGGAACAGTGCACGGCTCCTGGAGCCGATCCCCCGGCTCTATGGACGCCACATCATCTACCCTGACTTTGCCTCCCAGCCATATGCGACCTATGAGGGTAATGACCAGTTCCTGTACCAGCTGTTCTGCCTCGGGGTGGGGGAGTATGACGTGGAGGAGGTCCGCATTGAGGACACGACCCTGTGGGACAGTGTTGACGGCTTCTCCGCCTCCTTCTCTGATGTCCAGATGGAGATCATTCCGCCCGGCGGGAGCGTGACCCTGTTCCCGGCAGCCGTCCTGACCTCCGTGGAGGTGGGTGGTCAGGAGGCCCTCTGTATTGACGCTGGTCGCACTGTTGACTTTGCTACAGCGCGGGTCACCATGTCCACGGCGGACCAGGATGAGAAGCTGGACTACATCGCCGTGGGTGATGAGCTGGTGATCACCGGCTCCGCTGCTGTGGACGGGACCTACACAGTGGTGGGCACGTCCGGGACGGGCGAGTGGGTGGAGGTTGACGGGGACCTCGGCACCACCACAGGCGAGGCGGTGAACCTGAACACCATCAGCTGGATCGGACCTTTCACAGTCAACCCAGCTGACCGCGACACCGACAAGCTCCAAGTGGACATCATCTACCCCCGTGGGCTGTACTACGCCAACGACGAGGGGAAGCTCAACAACCTCTCCCTCAGCGTCCGTGTCCAGGCCCGGGCCGTTGATGCTGCGGGTGACCCGACCGGCTCCTGGGTGACGATGGAGGACTATGAGCTCACCAAAAAGACACCCACGCCGCAGCGCGTGACCCGCACCTATGGCCTCACCCTCGGGCGCTATGAGGTCCGCCTCCGCAGGCTCACCAACAAGAGGGCCGACACCCGCTATGCGAATGACGTCACGTGGGGAAGCCTCCGGGCCTTCATCCCTGACGACAACACGTTTGATGATGTAACCCTGATGGCGGTGGTTATGAGGGCCACCAACCAGCTCACTGACCAGTCCTCCCGGCGCTTCAACACCATCCAGACAGCCAAGGTCCCGGTATGGGACGGTACCACCTGGAGCGCCCCGCAGACAACCCGGAACCCTGCCTGGGCAGCAGCCGACATCCTCCGCAACGACATCTACGGGGCCGGGCTCCAGGACAGCCGCATTGACCTCCCGGCGCTCCTGTCCCTTGCTGACAAGTGGACGGCCCGGGGAGACAAGTTTGACGCTGTGTTTGACCGCAAGCAGACGCTGTGGACCTCCCTTGTCCAGTCCCTCATGGTTGGGCGCGCACAGCCCCTCCTGATTGCCGGCAAGGTCTCATTCGTGCGTGACGAGGCCCATGAGATCACCCGTGGCGTCATGACCCCCCGCAACATCATCCGGGGCTCCTTTGAGACAACCCACATCCTGTATGACGAGGACAGCCCGGACGCGGTGATCATTGAGTATTATGACGAGCGCACCTGGGAGCGCAACGAGGTCCTGTGCAAGATTGATGGTAGCACCGAGGAGAACCCCGCCCGCATCCAGATGTTTGGCGTGGTGAACCGGACCCACGCCTGGCGTGAGGGCATCTACCAGGCAGCCGCCAACCTGTACCGCCGGGTGTTCGCCTCCCTCACGACTGAGATGGAGGGCAGGCTGCTCATCCGGGGTGACAGCGTTGCTGTGTCCCACGACATGGCCCGCTGGGGACAGAGCGCTGAGGTTGAGTCCTGGCACGCGGGCACGCGCATCCTTGGGCTCAGCGAGCCGGTTGACGACACCACAACCGTTGTCGGCCTCAGCGACCGCCGGGGCAGGCTCTGGGGACCAGTTGTTGTCGCTGCCGTTTCAACAGACGGGTTCAGCGTCACCCTTGACGCGGGGGACCTCTCAGCAGTTGAGGGAGTCATGGGAGTGATCCCTGTATACCTCGACCTTGACCAAGAACCCACCCGGGCGATGTGCGGGACCCTCGACACGTACAGCAGGAAGTTCAAGGTGGTGGGGAGCACTCCCGACAAGGGCGGCACTGTCCAGATGGTCCTGACCAACGATGACCCAAGGGTGTATGAGGTGGACCTTGGCACCCCACCGGATGAGGTGAGCCCCTACGGCCCCGGAACAGTCCCGGATGCCCCGGTGGTGACTGGGCTCTCAGTCAGCCAGAACCCCTCCAGCCCAAGCAGTCCAGTGCTCCTGGACGCCAGCTGGAATGCGGCCCCGGGTGCGTCAACCTACCTGCTCCAGGTCAGCCCGGACGGGGTCACCTGGGAGAGTGTGTATGACGGCCCCCTCGCCTCCGCCCAGTTCACTACAGAGGCTGGTCCAGTCTATGTCCGGGTGTTCGGCATCGGCCAGTTCCGGGGGCCTGCTGCCCTGCCGTCCCCCACCCCCGTCACCTACGGCACCCCCACCCTCCTCCCGGGACAGCCGCAGAGCCTCTCTGTGTCAGCGGACACGGGCGCAGGTGTCCTGACGGCAAGCTGGGGGCTGGCCCCCCGGGCCACGTCCTACCGTGTTGAGGTGTACATTGATGACGGGGGGGCCTACACCGACCTGGTGATGTCCCGGACCCTCTCCGGCTCCTCTGTCCTGTTCACCTCAACTGACGTGTCTGCTGCGGGAGGTCCCTGGGACGCCTTCCGGCTGGTGGTGGTGCCGATCAATGCCGCTGGGGAGGGCACCCCGGCGGAGGAGACGGTCACTGATGTATCCATGGCGGCCCCTGCTGTGGTCAGCCTCGTGACCGCCTATGACGGCCAGGAGGTGAACGCGCAGTGGACGCCGGTTGCGGCCGCATCATCCTACGTTGCTGAGCTCTGGCAGGGCGGGACCCTCCGGGCGAGCTTCACTGTGACCTCAACCAGTATCGTCATCACCGGGAGTTCGCTGGCCTCTGCCGGGGGGCCTTGGCGGTCCCTTGAGCTCCGGGTCAAGGCCCAGAACGGAACACTGGTGAGCGCTGCCACGGTCCTCGCCATCAGCGACGTGGCCCCGGCTGTGCCCGCGAACATCACCACCTCCTCCGGGACCTCCGGGGAGGTTGACGCGGAGTGGGATGCCTCCACCAACGCCACGGTGTACGTCCTGTATGCTGACGGCACCTCCGGGTTCACCCCTGGCCCATCCAACGAGGCGTTCCGGGGTGCCGCCCTGGGCGTCAACATCTCCGGCCTGACCCCCGCCTCCACGGTGTACTTCCGCCTGGTTGCTGAGGACAGCTACGCAGGCGGGGACGGCTACAACACCAGCGCTGAGTTCAGCCAGCTGGTTTCATAGGGAGAAGCGCAGTGGACATCAGCAACTTCGACATCCAGAGGCTCCTGAAGGCCGGGGGCCGGTACAGCGGAGCCCTTGACGGGGACCTCGGGCCCAAGAGCATGACAGGCATCGACGGGCTGCTTGAGTCCCGGGCGGATGAGGTCCGGGGAAGCTACAGGCGCTGGGGTGACCGGCGGCGCGGCATCGCGGCCTTCCAGCTCATCCTGAAGCACGCGGGCTTCCCGGACGTTGGCGTGATTGACGGCCTGGTTGGGCCCGATACCATCCAGGCGTACAGCGAGTGGGACCACCTCCAGCGGGAGGGCGAGCGCCTGGCTGCCTGGCGTCCCGACGATGAGCCGGAGGACGGCCCGGTTGTTGAGAACAGCTGGGGGCGGCAGCGCGACATGGACAGGCGCTTCGGGCCTGCCGGGGGGGCCCAGTGCACGGCGGGCAAGGTGGACCTCCCGTTCAGCATGCGCATCGCCTGGGACAAGGGCTCCATTGTCCGGCGCTTCTCCTGCCACGAGGACGTGGCACAGAGCGCTGAGAGGGTCTATGCCAGGGTGGCGAGTGCCTACAGCCCGGAGGACATCCGGCGGCTGGGCATCGACCTGTTCGGCGGCTGCTACAACTACCGCAAGAAGCGGGGCGGCTCCACGCTGTCCACACACGCCTACGGCCTGGCCATCGACACTGACCCGGAGCGCAACCAGCTGAGGTGGAACGCGACCCGTGCCCGCCTCGCCAAGCCGGATGCGGAGGAGTTCTGGAGGTGCTGGGAGGCTGAGGGCTGGCTGAGCCTGGGCCGTGCCCGCGACTTCGACTGGATGCACGTCCAGGCCCCTGGGCTCTGAACGGCTATCCCCGCACGCCCGGGCGGGGTATAGTCCCCCGGGCACAACAAGGAGAACCAACATGGCACTTTACGACACCAAGGGCATCTTTGCCTCCAAGACTGTCTGGGGCGGCGTTGTCGCCCTCCTCGCAGGCGGCACAGCCATCTTCGGATACAGCGTCAGCGAGACTGACCAGGCCTCCCTCGTGGAGGCTGTTTCCGGCATCGCCTCCGCAGTTGGTGGCCTAATCGCCATCTACGGGCGCGTCACCGCCACCAAGGCAATCGGCAAGTGAGCTGGCTTGCGCTCCTCCGGGCGCTCCTCAGCCTCGCATCCTACGTCGCAACCCGCGTCCGGGATGAGGAGCTGAGGGCGTCCGGGGAGGCGCGGCTGGTCACCCGCCAGCTGGAGGACCTTCATGAACGCATTTACAAGGCTTCCCTCGCTCGCAGTGATGAGCCTCCTCCTGACCGGCTGCGTGATGACGATGGGCACCGGCGCGACTGAGCCCCCGCCCGAGGGAGCCCGGCCCCTGGCCGTCTGTGGGAGCTGGCTGCCCATCAGCTGGTCCTCCCGGGACACTGACCAGACCATCCGGGAGGCCAGGGCCAACAACAGGGCACGCACCGCCTGGGGGTGCCCGTCTTAACTTAGGGGCCTGTCGTCTTAACTTCGCAGCCACCGCCCTGCCCTAAGTTAAGACGCACAAGTGTTTGAGAACCTTGACTGAATCTGTCCCGTCTTAACTTTCTCCACTTTCTTACCCAGGTCGGGCTTCGCCCGACAGGGAAGTTAAGACTGCCCTCCCCTAATTAAGTTAAGAAAGTTAAGTAAGTCGAGTTTTGCCTGGGGGGTCAACTGGTTATGCGGAACGACTTGCCTGTGGGCCGGTGTGCGAAGTTAAGAAAGCCGTTCCGCTGCGCCAGCCCTTTTGGGCTTCCTCCCCCGCCCTCCCCCGGGTAGGATCGGGGCCTGAGAAATGGAGGACCCCTTGAGCTACCAGTTCCACACACAACCGTTTGCCCACCAGGCTGAGGTCTGGGAGGCGTCCCGCGACCTGAACGCCTTTGCGGCCTTCTGGGAGCAGGGCACCGGCAAGTCCAAGCTGACCATCGACACCCTCGGGCACCTGTACACCGAGGGCGAGGTTGACGCGGCGATTGTGGTGGCCCCAAATGGCGTCCACCGCAACTGGATCACCGATGAGCTCCCGACCCACCTGAGCCCGGACATCCCGCTGCGGGCCCACGCCTACTCCGCCCCGAGTGCCGACACCAAGTGGCACCAGGTAGAGGTTGAGCGGCTCATGGGTCACAACGGCCTCCCGCTCCTCGCCATCAGCTATGACGCCTGGATGACGGACAGGGGCAAGAAGGCGGTGTGGAACATGATGCGCAAGCGGCGCGTCCTCCTCACCCTTGACGAGAGCCACCGCATCAAGACGCCCTCCGCCCGGCGCACCCGCTCCATCCTGGCCGGGGGCAAGCATGCCGCCTACCGCCGGGTGCTCTCTGGGACGCCGGTGACCAACGGCCCCTTCGACATCTACACACAGTTGGCCTTCCTTGACCCGGAGTTCTGGAGGCGTGAGCTGGACATCGGGAGCTTCACGGCCTTCAAGAGCTTCTTTGGCGTCTGGGACAAGGGTTGGAACAACGCCCAGAAGCGCGAATTTGACATGCTGGTGGGCTACCAGAACCTGGAGCACCTGGCAGAGGCGATCCGGCTGATCAGCTCCCGGGTGACCAAGGATGACGTGCTGGACCTCCCGCCCAAGCTGTTCACCAAGCGGTACTATGAGATGAGCCCGGCCCAGCGCCGCGTGTACGACAGCGTGGAGGGCGAGTTCATGGCGTGGCTCGACAGCGGGGAGCTGGTGACTGCCCCCCTGGCGATCACCCGCATGCTGCGCCTCCAGCAGGTCCTCTGCGGGTACATCCCGGTGGACGGGGAGGATGAGCCCACCGAGCTGATTGAGCGGGACAAGAACCCCCGGCTCAAGCTCCTCCGGGACACGATGGAGGACGTCAACGGCAAGACCATTATTTGGGCCACCTGGACCCGGGACATTGAGATGATCCTGGACGTGCTCCGGGAGATGGGCCGCAACCCCGTCCGCTATGACGGGAGGGTCAGCGATGACGAGCGGCAGCGGGCCAAGGACGCCTTCAAGCACGGGGATGCGACTGACTTTGTTGCCAACTCCCAGATGTCAGAGGGCCTCACGCTCAACGAGGCCAAGACAACGATTTACTACAACAACAGCTACAAGCTCATTGACCGCCTCCAGACTGAGGACCGCAACCACCGCATCGGGCAGGATGACCACGTCACCTACGTTGACCTGGTGTGCCCCGGGACGCGGGATGAGAGGGCCATCGACGCCCTGGTGGCCAAGCTGGACGTTGCCAACGTGATCATGGGCGACAAGAAGAAGGGATGGATTGAATGACTGTATTCATTGTACAGGACCACCGGCGCTACAACCGGGACACAGGGCAGTATGAGGCTGTCCACGACCTCACCCCGGCGGAGGAGTATGGGCCGCTGAAGTACCTCTTGAGCCCCACCGCAGCGCCCTGGAACCCGGAGACGGTGATGCCTGAGCTCTGGGAGGGCCTCCGGGACTTCGGGGACGCTGACCACCTCCTCCTGACCGGCAACCCCATCCTCATCGGTTGGGCAACGGCTGTGGCCGCAGACATGAACGAGGGACGGCTGAACCTGCTCCAGTGGCATGGGCGGGAACGGCGCTACACTCCTGTGTCCGCTCAAGTGTTTCAGGTTGACCCGGAGGAGCCCCAGGGGTAGTCTCTGAGGGCGGAGAAAAGGAGAACCATTGATGACTGGATATGAAGAATTTGCCCAAGCCCCGCTTGGAGACAACATCCTCGCACAGATCGCACAGACGGCCCGGGACATCCTGGAGGCCCAGGCCCTTGTGCGGGAGCGGGAGGAGCAGCTGAAGGACGCCAATAAGGTCCTGAGCGTGCTCCAGCAGGAGACAATGCCCGAGCTGATGACAAGCGCCGGTCAGGAGGCGTTGACGACCATAGACGGCCTCAAGGTGTCGATGAAGACAGGCACCCAGTGGCGTCCCGACCAGGACCAGAAGGCCCTAACCATCAAGTGGCTGGAGAACCACGGCCACGCCGGGATCGTCAAGCGGGAGGTCAAGGTGTCCATGGGGAAGGTGACCCAGGAGCAGGTTGATGAGCTGTCCGGGAAGCTGGTCACCCTCGGGTGGTCCCCGGCGGCCAAGCTGGACGTTCACCCGCAGACCTTCGGGGCTCTGGTCCGTGAGCTCCTCTCAAAGGGACAGGACATGCCCCTGGCTGAGATGGGGGCTGAGGTCACCAAGTTCGCTGACGTCAAGGCGGCAACATGAGATACCGTCACCTGGTCTAGTGGTGAGAGGCCCCCCTGCTCGGGGGACGCGCGATGAGCCGGGGCGCTACAACCCGCCTCACATTGAGAAGGAGACGCCACATGGCGACCAAAACTGAAGTTGCGAAGAAGGAACAGGCCGGGCTCCCGGCTGAATACGCCGGGCTGGAGGAGTTCGCAGGGCAGGGCCTTGACGACCTCGACAGCTCTGACCGCTCTGTACCGTTCCTCAAGGTGCTGGAGAAGAACAGCCCTGAGATTGAGACAGTTGACGGTGCCAAGGCGGGCATGATCATCGACACGGCCACGCTGAAGCTGTATGAAACAATCCGCTTTGTCCCGGCCTGCCGGGAACACGCGTTTGTCGAGTGGGTGCCGATTGACAATGGTGGTGGCCTGGTGGCTTCCTACGGGATGGGCGAGGACATCGCCAAGTGGGCCAAGACGCAGCGCGGCAAGATCAGCCTGCGGAACGGCAACGACCTCGTTGAGACGTTCTACTTGTTCGGCATCCTCCTCCCCGAGGAGGGCGATGACGAGGGCGAGCCCAAGCCGGTTGTGGTCAGCTTCACCTCCACCCGGATCAAGACCTACAAGAGCATCGTCAACCGCTCCGACAGCATTATGCTGCTGGGCTCCGGTGGACGCAAGTTCAAGGCCCCCTGGTTCTGTCACGTCTGGCGCATCGGGACCCTGAAGAAGGTGGACGGCAACCAGTCCTGGTTCCTGTACACTGCTGAGTTCGATAGCCCCAACAAGGACGCCAACGGTGCCCGCCTCCCGGCGGACAGCGAGGTTGTCCAGATGGGGGCTGAGATGGTCCGCCAGAAGTCCTCGGGCGAGCTGAAGATGGCCCAGGAGGGAGCGTCAGGTGAGCAGCCGGATACTCCCCCTGCGGGCGGATACTCCGGCGGGGGAAGCTCCGGCGGTGTTGATGACGAGCCCCCATTCTAAGGGGCCGTCAACGACTGGTCGATGTCCCATCCCACTGGGACGCCCCTAGCATGCTGGGGTGCGGCTGAGGTCAGGGGAGCGGCGCAAGCCATCTATGATCCTGACTACCTGCGCTGAAGAGCGCACCTCAGGGACGCCGCATGCCGGACCCGGGGGACCTTTAACAGAAACGGAGGCGGAGATGACCCGCAAGGCAAGACTGAAGGAAATGGCCCCCAAGGGGCACCCCACCGGGCCGATTGGCCGCAAGGGGGAGTACCAGCGCCGACAGCTCGGGGCAGTGCTCAAGGGCGAGCGCGTCCTGAGCTACCACGCCACCAAGGGCTGGCGCAACCGCCGGGCTTGAACCTGGTACTAGAAATGGAGCACGACACATGGAATGGGGACCCCAGCAAGACAAGGGCCTGACTGCGGTCAGCCGGTGGCTCGCCAACCGCGACGGCAACCAGCTGTTCCGGCTGTTCGGGTATGCCGGGACCGGCAAGACCACGCTGGCCAAGCACCTGGCGGAGGGTGTTGACGGCGACGTGTTGTTTGCGGCATTCACCGGGAAGGCAGCCAGCGTCCTGAAGGCATCGGGGGCTCCCAACGCGCAGACCCTCCACAGCCTCATCTACCACCCCAAGGAGAAGTCCCGGGAGCGGATGGATGAGCTGAAGCGGGAGCTTGACGAGGTCCATCAGATGATCCGGGAGGACCGGCTGGAGGGTCCCCCGGACCACGTTGACGACCGGCGCAAGACTGACCGCGTCCAGAAGCTCCAGGGTGAGATCAAGGCGGAGGAGCGCAACGCTGCCCGCCCGGCCTTCTCCCTCAACCTGGAGAGCAAGCTGGCCACAGCCTCCCTCCTGGTGGTTGACGAGTGCTCCATGGTTGGCGAGGAGATGGCCCAGGACATCCTGAGCTTCGGGGTGCCCGTCCTCGTGTTGGGCGACCCTGCCCAGCTGCCCCCCGTCAAGGGCACAGGCTACTTCACCGACGCCAAGCCAGACATCATGCTCACCGAGATACACCGCCAGGCCCGGGACAACCCCATCATTGAGATGGCCACCCGCGTCCGCAACGGCCAGGTCCTGGAGCTGGGACAGTACGGCTCAAGCAGCGTCATTGAACGCGCCACCCCCGAGCTGGCAACAGCCGCCAACCAGGTCATTGTCGGCAAGAACGCGACCCGGAACGCGACCAACCGGCGCATGCGGCAGCTCCTGGGGTATGACGGTGCCCCCTTCCCCCGGGCCGGGGAGAAGCTGGTGTGCCTGCGGAATGACCGGGAGCTTGGGCTGCTCAACGGCACCCTCCACACGTCCATGACGGACACCGAGGAGCTGGGAGGCTACGTCAACCTGCGCATCCGCCCAGAGGACTACCCAGACGCAGAGCCGGTGCTTGTCTCTGCCCACCCGGAGCACTTCAACGGGGACCCGGAGCAGATCGGGTACTGGGAGCGCCGGAACGCCCAGGAGTTCACGTTTGGATACGCCCTGACCTGCCACAAGTCTCAGGGCTCGCAATGGGATGACGTGCTCATCATTGACGAGAGCCGGGTGTTCAGGCAGAGGGACGTTCAGATGAAGTGGCTGTACACGGCGATCACCCGGGCTGCCCAACAGGTCACGGTGGTGAGGGGATAGTGAGCGCCGGGGAGCGCCTTGACGAGGCCCACAAGACGGCAGCCCCGGCCATGGGGGCGCTGGTCACCATGATCGTGCTCCGCCGGGGCCTGACCCCGCAGAGGCTGGAGTGGATTGCCACCCGCCTGGAGGCAGCGGCTGTCACCATTAGATCAGTGTTGACCGACAACCAGCGGGGCGGATAAGTTTGAAATTCGCTGCCAGCGCTTTATTAATCAACAACAAGGAGGAGCCTGTCATGGGTCCACAAACAAGAGTGGGGGACTACTTCCACGCAATGAAGTATCGGGCGGAGGGCGAGGACTTCCGGGAAGCCAACAACAGGGTGGCCTCAGCCCTCAAAGACAGTGACGAACACTACCATCAATTCAGGGACATCACCGGCCACCAGCGCTTCATGGCCGCCGGTCGCGTCCAGAGCGCCATGGGCTCCTCCCGCTCCACAACCCCCTACAACTGTTATGTCTCCGGCACGATTGAGGACAGCTTTGTCCACGGTGAAGGGAACATCATGCAGCGGGCCACAGAGGCCGCAGCGACAATGCGCATGGGCGGCGGGATCGGCTATGACTTCAGCACGCTCCGCCCCCGGGGCGACATCATCCGCAAGCTCCAGTCCCACTCCTCCGGCCCCATCTCCTTCATGGCCATCTTCAACGAGGTCTGCAAGTGCGTGGCCTCCTCCGGGCACCGCCGGGGCGCACAGATGGGCGTGATTCGGGTTGACCACCCGGATATTGAGGAGTTCATCAACGCCAAGCACAACGTCACAGAGCTGACCGGCTTCAACCTCTCCATCGCCATCACTGACGAGTTCATGGAGGCAGTCTTGGCCGGGGCAGACTTTGAGCTGCGCTGGGGCGGAGAGACGTACAACACGGTTGACGCCAGGAGCCTCTGGGAGACAATAATGCGCTCTACCTGGGACTGGGCGGAGCCCGGCGTGCTCTTCATCGACAGGATGAACGGCATGAACAACCTCTGGTACTGTGAGACAATCGCGGCCACCAACCCCTGTGGCGAACAGCCCCTGCCCCCGTTTGGGGCGTGTCTCCTGGGCTCCTTCAATGCGGCCAAGTATGTAAAGCCCAAGACAGTGCGGACCCTCTCTCAGTCCGCCTGGGCGTTTGACTGGGGCCAGCTCCGGGCGGACATCCCGCCGGTTGTCCGGGCCATGGATAACATCGTGGACCGCGCCCGCTACCCCCTCCCACAGCAGCGTGCCGAGGCCCACAACAAGCGCCGGATGGGGCTTGGGGTGACTGGCATGGCCAACGCCGGGGAGGCCCTGGGCTTTGTCTACGGCTCCCCCGAGTACCTGGAGTGGCAGGAGGAGGTCCTCAAGATCATCGCCATTGAGTGCTACCGCGCAAGCGCCCTCCTGGCAGCTGAGAAGGGGACATTCCCAGCCTATGACGCTGAGAAGTACCTCCAAGGCAAGTTCATCGTCCAGCTCGGGGGGGAGGCCCCGGACGTTCTGGACCTCATCACCAAGCACGGCCTCCGCAACTCCCATTTGACCTCCATCGCACCCACCGGCACGATCAGCCTCACAGCTGACAACTGCTCCTCGGGCATTGAGCCGGTGTTTGACTACCTCCAGGAGCGCCCGGTCAACACGCCCAGCGGCGTTGAGATTGTGGAGGTGGCTGACTACGGGGTGGCCAACTTCGGGGTGCGCGGCAAGCGTGCCCACGAGGTGACGGCCAGGGAGCACGTCGCGGTCCTCGCCTCCGCCCAGAAGTGGGTGGACAGCTCAGTGTCCAAGACCACCAACATGGACAGCTCCATGCCTTGGGAAGATTTCAAGGACCTCTACATGACGGCCTGGAAGTCCGGTTGCAAGGGCTGTACCACCTTCAACAAGGACGGGAAGCGCATGGCGCTCCTCACCGGGAAGGCGACCAATGGCCCAATCAACGAGCCGGGGGAGGGGATGATGTGCGAGATTGACCCCGTCACCGGCCTGAAGGAGTGCGGCTGATGGACAGGGGAGCTGTCCTGGCAGCCTACCGGAACGCCTCCCGCTGGCGCAGGGACAACCCTGACGACCGGCGTGGCCTCCTGGTTGGGCAGGCGGCTCCCCGCAACCCCGCGCACGGCTCCGGTCACGCCCTGTTCCCGTTCCCAAACAACTGCGCGGGGGCTCGCCTCTTCAAGATGGGGGGCTGGGGCCTCATGCCCTGGTTCGCCCACTGGGACCGCATCAACATCATCCAGAGCTTCCCCGGGGGCGCTGCCTCCGGGAAGGGTGATGCCTTCCCCCTCCCGCTCGCCCGGGAGTGCGCACAGCGACACTTCGGGGAGATGAAGCTGTGGAACCGCGTCTGCGTGTTCGTGGGCAAGGCCAACGCCAGCTGCTACGCCTGGGACGCTGAGGCCCTCCCGGAGCCCCTGACCCTACACCCCCAGCGCGGGGGGAGGGACCTGGGCCTGGGTCCCTCACACCTCGGGCGTGGTCCCGTTCTGGAATGACCCGGCCAACCGGGACCAGCTCCGCCAGATGTTCGATGACCTCGGGCAAATTATTTTGCCAGTCAGCCAGAAAAGTTCTTGACTTATCCCCGGTTGCTTGTTAGACAGGACTTATCCCCGGATGGTCCGGGACTAGAAATGGAGCACCGACATGACAACCTTCGCAACCATCACCCTGGACAACCTTGACGTCACCTTCCACGGCTCAGCAGAGCGCGCAGAGAAGGTTGCAGACGACAAGGGCCGCTTCCTCGCCGTCATCGCTGACGACCTCCTGGAGCTCACCGGCGCTCAGGCCGTCGCCCTCTACAACGCGACCGCCGCAGAGTTGGACAGCAACATCGTCCCGGTCAATAAGTTCAGCACCAAGGCCGTCGCAGCCAAGCGCCTCTGGGCCAACATCGTGGACCTCGCAGAGCTTCGGGCGGAGAACGCCAAGAAGGCCAAGCCAGCCCCCGCAGCCAAGGCCACCGGCCCACGCCGGGGAACGGGCATCAACCTCGCCCCCAAGTCCGCAGCCTACCCCTGCCGGGAGGGCTCCAAGCAGTCCATCCTCGTTGACTTCCTCAGCCGGGAGAAGGGCGCGACCATGGAGGAGCTTCTCAAGGCCCTCTCCGGCGGCGCAAAGCCCTGGCTGGAGGTCACCGTCAAGTCCGGGCTCAACTGGGACATGAACAAGATCAAGGGTTACGGCATCCGCACCACCAAGCGCGGGGACGCCGACTGCTACCACCTTGTGCTGCCCGCCGGGATGAGCAAGCCCCACGCCCACAAGCCCATGTCCAAGAAGGGTTGAGCCTCCGGGCTCCCCTCGCCACCCCACCCCCTCAGAAATGGAGAACCCCATGACCGCCCAGATCGACCGCAAGACCCTCGACAAAATCCGCAAGCTCATGAACCTCGCCAAGGACGGCGGAGCCACCGAGGGCGAGGCCAGCGTGGCCATGGAGAAGGCCCGGGAGATCATGGCCAACAACAACCTGTCTATGGCCCAGCTGGAGGCCAGCGGCAAGTCAGGCGGGGAGGGCTCCAACCGCCTCCGGTCAGGCCTCAAGGGCAAGGCCCTGTACAAGTATCAGCAGAGCCTCATGTCCACCATCGCAGACACCAACTTCTGCGCCGTCCTCGTGGACAGCGAGCGCCGGGGCAACCGACACATCGACACAGGCTACACGATCATTGGCCGGGAGACCAACGTGGCAGCCGTCGCCAACATGTTTGACTACCTCAACGCCTCCCTGGAGCGGATCGTCACGCCCCACCTGGAGAGCAACTCACAGCGCCTGAGCCGTTGGGCCGTGAGCTTCAAAGAGGGGGCAGCCCAGCGCCTGGCGGAGCGCCTGCGGGACCGCCACCAGGAGAAGCTGGCTGAGCAGTCTGCTGCAGCCCGGGCACAGCGGGAGGCTCAAGCCACCTCCTCGGGCAGCGGAGCGCTGGTTGTCGTCATGGAGGACTTCGCCCAGGCGGAGGCAGACGCCAACCTTGAGCACCGGAGGGGTTGGAAGGCCGGAGAGGCAGCCCAGCGCCGGGCGCAGGCAGAGGTCCGCAGCGCTGAGTACAAGCGCCAGGAGGGGGAGCGCCGGGCCAACCTCACCGAGGAGGAGCGGGAGGCTGAGGACGCAGCCCGGGCAAAGGACTGGGACAAGTGGTCCAAGCGCTGGGACCGGGAGCAGGACCGCTACTGGGCCAACAAGGACCAGGGCGCATACTTCCAGGGCCGGGAGGCCGCAGATGAGATCGGCCTTGACGACCAGGTGTCCAAGACTGCGCAGCCAGCGCTCAAGTGAAATGGCTTGCCCCGGGGTGCACCCGGGGATAGGCTCTGTGAGAGAAAGGGAGCACCCATGCTAGTCAACAACACCCCCGTCCAGGACCACCTCAGCGAGTTCGGCCTGATGGTTAAGCGGGAGGACCTCAGCTGTCCACCGCCCGGCCCGCCCTTCAGCAAGACGCGGGGCGTGTACGCCCACATCCGGGACCGCCCGGAGGAGGTGATTGGAGTGCTGGACACCTACCACTCCCAGGCCGGTCACGCGGTGGCCCAGGCCTGCCTCCTGTTGGGCAAGGCGTGCGTCAACTACTACCCAAGGTACAAGAAGGACCCGGGGCCGCACGTCGCCCAGACCCACTCAATGGGGCTCGGAGCGCAGCTCCAGCCGCTCCCGGCGGGGCCAAGCTGGCACCTGTTCCACCAGGCCAAGGCGGACCTCGCCAAGATTCACGACAGCTACATGATGCCCAACGCCCTGAAGCTCCCGGAGATGATCACCGAGACAGCGGCAGAGGTGGGGCGGACGCTGGAGGCCCTCCCGGCCCTGCGGACCTTCTGTGCCCACCACCCGGTGTTCATCCCAATCAGCTCCGGGACAATCGCTGCGGGCGTCATCACCGGCTTCCACGAGGCCGGGCTGAGGCCCCGCTTCATCCTCCATCAGGGGTATAACAAGCCCGAGGGGGCCACCCTGAAGTACATGCTCAATATGTCCGGGCTGACCACGTTTGAGGACACCCGGATCACGTTCATCAACGAGCGCTACAACTACAAGGACCAGGCCCGGCCCGGCCCGACGCCTCCCTGGCCAGCCAACGCCTACTATGACCTCAAGGCATTCCGCTGGTGGATGGCGGAGGGACGCGACAAGTGGGGCGAGGCCCTCATGTGGAACATAGGGTGAGCGGGATGTTGGATGATGCTGAGTACTGCGGTCAGATGCCCGAGATTGCCGGAGCCCGAGCCCTCGTCAGGCCTGACGACACCTATGACCTGCCGCTGGGGGAGAGGACCCTTGAGGCCCACTTCCCATTCCTCCCGGAGGAGGACAGCCCGAGGCACCCGTTGACAGGGGAGTTGTTGGGGCTTGGCTGGCACACCTTCCCGGTCACTGACTTCAAGCTCCTCATCCCGGTGAGGGTCTGAGATGCTGAGGGCGAGGCCAGAGGACATCGACCGCTTCATGGGGTACGTTGAGAAGCTCCCCAACGGCTGCTGGTTCTGGACCGGCGGACGCTCCCGGGGGAAAGGCAACAAGAAGTGGTATGGCTCATTCAGGCTCGGGAAGCGGACGGTGAGGGCCCACCGCTTCTCTTCAGAGGTCCTCGGGGGAGAGCCCTGCCCGACCGGCCACCACCGCGACCACACCTGCCGCTTCTCCCTCTGCGTGTGCCCCCATCACATTGAGGTGGTGACGGCAGAGGAGAACCAGCGGCGCAAGGTCCAGGGCCACCTACAGGCGACCTCCCTGGATGCCACCAACCCGTTTGCCCTGGCTGCGGCCCTCCGCAACCTCGGCTTTGAAGTGCCCCGCATCGACCCCGGGGATGGAACAATTGAATTGGAGAGAATACATGCAATCTGAAGAACAGTGGCTGATGGGCCAGAGCAATGAACCGGCGCAGGAGGCATACAAGTTCTTCATGCGCCCGGACCCCGACATGCGGGAGTTCCTTGGGCCAATTGAGGAGCACGAGGACCCCCTGACCGGGATGGTTGCCAAGTCCCGCTCCGCCCGGGTGGCGATGATGCGCGGTGCGGAGAAGGACAAAGACGTGCGGGTGTACATCGGCTTCAACGGCAAGAAGTATGCGCCCCACCTCCGGCTGGAGAACGGCAAGCCCCTCCAGGGATGGTACCAGGGCAAGGGCCCAACCGGCGGGACCTCCCGGGAGCGCCCCTGTATGTCAGACGCGATCCTCACTGAACCATATGGAGGCTTCTGTACCGTGGGGTGCGCCTTCTGCTACATCAACAGCGGGGTCAAGGGCTACCGGGGCAGCGGCCTCATCACGGTGCCCATCGACTTCGGGGGCCACGTCGCCAAATCACTGGACCGGATGAAGACAGCCAGCGCCGGATACTTCAGCAGCTTCACTGACCCGTTCCTCCCCCTTGAGGACGTGTACCACAACACCCAGCGGGGCGCTGAGGCGTTCACCGACCGGGGCCTGCCTGTGTTCTTCCTGAGTCGGATGCGCTACCCTGGTTGGGCATTCGACATCCTCAAGCGGAACGGTTACAGCTACGCCCAGAAGTCCCTCAACACGTGCGACCCAGAGGATTGGAAGAAGCTCAGCCCAGGGGCACTCCCCCTCCTGGACCACATTGAGGAGGTGGCTGAGCTGCGGCGTCAGGGCATCTACACCTCCATCCAGGTCAACCCGGTCATCCCGGGCGTGACCAGCATTGAGGAGATTGAGCAGCTGTTCCACATGCTGGCGGAGGTTGGGAACAACCACGTGATCGTCAAGTTCGTGGAGGCCGGATATGCCTGGGCCGGGACCATGGTTGAGCGCATCAAGGCCCGCTTCGGGGACAACCGGGGCGGCGTGTTTGAGTCCCTGTTCGTGGACAACATGGGTGGCCAGAAGTGCGTTGACGAGGAGTGGCGCTTGGAGGCCCACCGGAGGCTCCAGCCCCTCGCCACCAAGCTCGGGATGACCTACGCGACCTGCTATGAGTACATGTATACAGACCGGGCAGAGGATGGCACCCTCAACTCCAAAAAGACCCGCTCAGTGGGGGCGGACTTCCTGACGGCGGACCAGTGCCACGGCCAGCGTGTCCCCATGTTCACCCGGATGGACACTGCCGTCCCGTTTGCTGAGGTCGCAGAGTGTCCGCCCTCGGGCTGCCTGTCCTGCGGCGATGAGGACCCGGAGGGGCGGGGGGCATGCGGCTCCCTCCTGTTCGGGGCCGCCAAGTCCAACCGCATGAGTGACTTCAGGAAGTCAGCTTATGACCGGGAGGCTCATCCATGAGCGGCGTCATCCTCACCCTGTTCCTCTGCGGCCCACAGGGCTGCGAGGAGACCAGCCGCGCCTTCCCGCAGTTTGAGAGCTGCGAGTGGGTCCAGCAGATCGGGGACGCAGTGGTTGAGAGGGCCGGTCCCGGCTCCTGGGCCCGCTGCGAGGAGGCGACATGATGCCGCCGTTCCCAAAGCACGTCAAGGTGGGCTGGAAGCGCTACCGGGTGACCGTCTGGCAGCCCGAGGTGGCGGCGGCTGAGCGCAAGTACGGTGAGTGTGACCACGTCAACAACGAGATCAAGGTGGACACCACCCGGGGGCACCGCCAGGCAGCAGAAACGCTGTGGCACGAGTGCCTCCACGCCGCATTCGACATCGGGGCGCTCCACGCGCTCCCTGGTGGCGATGACGACCAGTACCCAGAGGAGTTCATGGTGAGCTTCTTCGCGTCCTGGACAATCACGCTCCTTGGAGACAACCCGGCCCTGCTGGCGTTCCTCTCCTGGGCAGCTTCACAGGAGGATTGAGATGGCAATTGAAAGGGAACACGGGGCCGTCATCATCCTCTGCGACCACTGCAGTGATTACGTTGAGGGAGAGGACTTTGACGAGGCCCGGGAGGCAGCCGCTTCTGAGGGTTACAAGTTTGACAAGATCACAGACGGCTGGGGACACACCTGCGCCGGTTGCCTTAGAAATGGAGATGAAAAAGATGGCGGAGGAATGCCCGATGAAACCTGGTGAGAACCTTTTGGATGACCCTGTGGCCTGGGGGCGAGAGCTCATCAGGACCCACGACCACGACCCCCTGTACACCGGCCTCTGGCGCTACATCCAGGCCGGGGGACAGAACCAGACTGAGCGCCGGGACTGGGTGCGGCGTTACATGCTCGCATACTGGTGCTGCTACAGCGTGGGGGCCAGCGCCTTCCTCGCCTCCCGCACGAGCGCCGTGAGCTTCTGGGACTGGCTTGACGTGGCGGCAGAGAACGGGGACGCGACCGGCCCAGCAGCCTTGAAGGTTGCCCCGGCGGAGCGGTGGCCCAGGGCGGCAGAGCGTCGCCACTGGCGCGGCCAGAAGTGCGTTGACAGCGTGGCCTGGCTCCGGGAGCGCTTCCCCCGCCCCGAGGACGCAGTGATGAGCCTGGAGGACCTCCCGGGGCAGCTCAACCTCCGGGCCGTTGAGCTGGAGGTCACCAGCTGGCCGCAGTTCGGGCCGTGGATTGCCTTCAAGGCAGCGGACATGCTTGACCGTGTGTTGGGCGTCCCGGTTGACTTCCCCACCACGATCACCTCCATGTACCGCGACCCGAGGAAGGGCGCAGAGATGGCTGGGCAGCTCCTCGGGGACCTCTCCCCACAGGGCGTCACCGAGCACCTCCTGAGCGCATACGCGGGGCAGGACGCCCCACCGGCTGGGGACCGCAAGGTGAACGTCCAGGAGGTTGAGACTGTCCTGTGCAAGTGGAAGTCAGCCCGCAACGGCCACTACTGGATCGGGAAGGACACCACCCACCATCGGCGGGAGCTGGAGCTGTGGGGCGGACATGAGCTGCTCAGCTGCTACCCAACGCCTGCCGCTTGACCGGCCCCGTCCCCGGGGATAGGCTCCGGGGGCGGACACTCACAGAAATGGAGCACCAAGATGAGACTTTTCGGATGGTTCCGGCGCAAGCCCGAAACCCCTCCCCAGACACCGGAGGAGCGCTTCAAGGCTGCGTTGAACTCGTCAACAGCAGCCTGGAAGGAGTATGAGACCCACACCCATTGGAAGGACCGAATCAGGCCCTGGATGGACTGGAATGAGCGCCGCATGGACCTCACACGCATGACCCGGGAGAGGGTGGGCTGATGGTGTTCCGCACGCGATACGTCAAGAAGGGGGCGCACTACCACGTGCGCGTGTTCAGCGCCCCCAACCCCCGCCAGACGTTTGCCGGCATCGGCACCCTGGTGATGTCCGAGGCTGACTGGGCTGAGTTCCGGGACGCCTTCAACGCAGAACACCTGGAGGAGCCGACATGATTATCAACATCAGGGGGACCAACGGCAGCGGCAAGACCACGCTGGCCCGGGAGCTCATAACGCCGCAGGCCCAGCCGGTTGACCTGGTCTGGTACGACAACCCCACCAAGCGCGACCCGGGGCGGCGCAGCTCTGTTGAGGGCTGGGGGACCCCGGGCGGATACCTGGCCGTGGGCAAGTACAGCACCGGCTGCGGCGGGATGGACACCATCAAGACGTTTGACCTACAGCAGCAGGCCGTCATGGCCGCAACCCGGCTGCCCGGCTCGCCCCGACACGTCATCTGCGAGGGCGTCTTGGCCTCCACGGTGGCAGGCTCCTGGCTGGAGTTCTTCAAGGCCGTCCAGAGCGAGGGTGCGCACCGCGTCCTCGTGGCCTACCTCGACACCCCGCTGGAGCTGTGCCTGGAGCGCATCCGGGAGCGCCAGCGTGCCACCGACCGGGGCGAGCGGGAGATCAAGGAGGACCTGGTTGCCGACAAGATCAAGTCCATCAAGGCGACCCGCTCCAAGATGGAGTTCGCAGGCATCCCCACAGTCCTGCTCCGCCACGACCGGGCCGTTGAGGACCTCTGGGACACGATTGACGAGATGGAGGGAGCGTGATGAACATTGAACCTTTCTGGAGTTTTGTGAACGAGCGCCACGCCATCTACATCCGCAAGGAGCTTCGGGCCGGGGCGGACCCGGCGGACCTCTGGGTGCCGCAGGAATGCGACCTGGAGGAGAGCGACCCCAACCACTTTGCTGCCCGCCCGGACGGCCCGTTGACCGATGACCCGGTGCTCCAGAAGTACCGCTTCTGCAACGTGTTCCGGGAGCTGGACCGGGTGACGCAGTGGATCCACCGCAACATCCAGGTCCCCTACGCAGACCACCCGGACCTCTGGATGATGCTGGCCATCGCCCGGTACATCAACTGGCCGCCAACCCTCCAGTGGCTCATGAACCGGGGCGAGGTCAAGTGCGACTTCAACGCCTGGCCCAACAACGAGGGACAGGGCCTGCCGCACTTCGCCTTCTCCCCCGAGGCCCTGGGCAACGCCCTGGACCACTGGAGCGCGACCGGGGCCAAGGTCTACACCGGGGCCTACATGATCCGGGCGGAGAGCAACCCCAAGGCGGAGTGGTACAGCTGGACCAAGCAGCAGTACATCGCCCGGATTGTCCTTGGGCGTCTCTGGGAAGCTGAATTGGACTGGGACGTTGCCCCCGGGCAGACCCTCTCCATGCAGGAGGTCTGGGAGATGTTCCAGGACAAGCATTTCATCGGCTGGGGGCCGTTCATGGCGTACCAGGTGGTGGTGGACCTGCGCCACAGCCGCTACCTCCGGGACGCCCCGGACATCAACACGTGGGCAGCCCTCGGGCCGGGCTCCCGCCGGGGCCTCAACCGCCTCTCCGGGCGTCCCGTGGACTACCCCCTGAAACAGGCCCAGGGGCTGGAGGAGATGCTCACCCTGTGGGGGGAGCAGGACCGCTGGAGGGCTCCCTGGGTCCCCCGCATTGAGCTGTCCGACATCCAGAACGCGCTGTGCGAGACTGACAAACTGCTCCGGGCTCGCTCCGGGGAGGGAAGGCCCCGGGCGATGTACGTGCCGGGCCGTGGAAGCTGAGAAAAGGAGAAACATCATGGCATCCCGACTGACCAAATCAATCCGTGAGGCGCTGCTGAAGAAGCTCCTCCAGAGGGCGTTCCAGGAGCGTGCCCAGGCACACGTCCAGCGCTGCTCTGAGTTTGCCGTGCGCGTCTATGAGGACGCCCTGGCAACCCACCTGGAGGCAATCCGGGCCATCCCGCCGGGCTGGCTCCCGGGTGGTGACGACCTCAAAGTGTACGTGGGCGGGGACATGGAGCGCCTCTGCTTCAACGGCTCCATGGGCAACGGTTGCCTTACCACCACCCTCCGGGAGACTGGGGCAAAGGAGGTTGACGACCTGGAGGGCTCTGTGCCGGGCTCCTTCAACCGTCCCCACCTCCCGTTCCCGGCCAAGCTCCGGGGCCAGTGCCTGAAGCAGTATGAGGCAGGTACCCCGATTGCCGAGGAGTTCACGGCAATCAAGGGTGCCCAGGAGGACCTGGAGACAGAGATCAGCCGCGCCTCCCGGACGACATCGACTGCGATGGCGAGCGTCACGACTGTTCCCAAGCTCATTGAAGTCTGGCCCGAGGTTGAGGAGTTCGCCAAGCACTACATCGACCATGGTGAGCGCAAGGCTATCCTCCCGGCCATCCCCCGGGCGGAGCTCAACGCCAAGCTCGGGCTGCCCCCGAGTGAGGCCCAGCCCGAGGAAGTGGCAGGGGGGACCGTGGCGTGAAGGTTGAAGAAGAAATGAGCCCGGAGGCCGCTGAGGCCGTCCGGGAGGAGGCGCGTGTCTGGGCGGAGTTCCAGAGGCGCATGGAGTTCCTCCGGGCCCAGGCCCGGCTCCCCGTCAAGGTCCTCCTCCGGGGCACCACCGCAATAATGTCTGGGAAGGTCCGCACATGATCACCATCGGCGCACGCAACGTCAACTATGCCCTGTTTGCGGGGGCCTCGCTCCTGCGCAGGGACGGGGTGGGGAGGGAGAGCCGCAACGGCCCGGTCCTCCTCGCCCCCCACCCGGTCACGACCGTCTATGAGCGCCCAGAGGAGCGCGTCATGCTACACCCGGGGCGGGATGCCAACCCCTTCTTCCACCTCTTTGAGAGCCTGTGGATGTTGGCAGGGCGCAACGACCTCGCCCCGCTCCTCCCGTTTGTGAAGAACATGGCCAACTTCAGCGATGACGGGGGCGTCACCCAGCCCGGGGCCTACGGCCACCGCTGGCGGCGGCACTTTGACGTCAACGGGGATGACGACCGTGACCAGCTCGCCTGGGCCATCCGGCGGCTGAAGGCTGACCCCAACGACCGGCGCGTGGTCATCCAGATGTATGACGTGGACGTGGACCAGGACGCGGCGGACCACGGGGGCAGGGACATCCCCTGCAACCTCTCTGCCCTGCCCTCTGTGGGCACGGATGGGCGGCTCAACCTCACGGTGTACAACCGCTCCAACGACATGGTCTGGGGTGCCTACGGGGCAAACGCGGTACACTTCAGCGCCCTCCAGGAGGTCATCGCCGCTGGCGTTGGCGTCCCCGTTGGGCGGTACTACCAGGTGAGCAACAACTTTCATGGATACCTCTCCACAATGGGGAAGGCCGGGGAGGAGTGGCCGTGGGGGACCGACAATGACGCCTATGACGGGGGCGTGGGCCTGGTCAGCCTCCGGGATGACCCCTACACCTCCGGGACAGCCACGACATCACCGATGTTTGACCCCTCCTTCCGGCTGGAGGAGTTCACGGATGACGTGGAGATGTTCATTGACGACCCGGCCCGCATCGGCATCCGGTCCCGCTTCCTGCGCAAGGTCGCGTGCCCGATGGTGATGACCCACCGCGCCTACAAGCAGGACGGGGCAGCAGCAGCCCGGGAGGTGTTGGGTCAGATGCCCGGGGACCTTGACTGGAGGCTGGGGGCTGAGCTCTGGCTCGACAACCGCGAGGCTGCCGCAGAGCGCAAGCGCCGGGAGGCAGCCGATGAACAGGACTGACCGCATCAGACACGTCCGCCAGGCCGGACGGATCGCAAGGTGTCACCAGTGGCCCAAGGCAGAGCCGTACCTCAACAGTCAACACTCCTGGGGCGTCTGCGTGATCCTCCGGCTCCTCTGGCCAGATGACCGGGACCTGCTGGACTTCGCCCTGTTCCACGACATCCCCGAGGTGAGCACCGGGGACATCCCCTCACCGTCCATCACCCGGCTGGGGATCGGGGAGAACCTGGAGCGGGAGGACCGGCGCGTGATGCGCTCCCTGCGGCTCCCGGATGAGCACGCCCTGTCCCGGGAGGACTGGCCCAAGCTCCGGGCAGCAGACAGCCTTGACCTCTGGCTGTGGTGCTGGGATGAGGAGGCCATGGGCAACCAGGCCGCTACCGAGATGAAGCGCCAGATGGACGCCTCATTTGACAAGAAGAATGCTGACGGCACCCTCCCGCCGGAGGCCTGGGACTTCATCCAGGACTTCCGCGCAGAGGGCTGGAAATGGATGGGAGCGATTGAATGAACACGACAGCAGTACAGCAGGTGGGTGGAACCCACTATGCGGCGGCATACCAGCATTGGGATTGGAGTGCGGAGACGGCCCTAGGCTACCTGGAGAGTGCCGGGACCAAGTACGTGAGCCGGTGGCGTCAAAAGGGCGGAGCCCAGGACCTGGAGAAGGCAGCCAGCTACCTGGTCAAGCTCCAGAAGGTCGCGGGCATCATCCCGGGGCTGGTCCCGGCGGGGGAGCGGGAGCTGGCGGATGACGACCGGCTCCGGCGCTTCCTTGACTCAGCAAATGTACCGGCTACAGAGGCCCACATCATCTCCCTTGTGGACGGCTGGACCCGGGAGAATGAGTGGTTGGAGGAGGCAATCAGCCTCATCGCCGTCATGGCGGAGGACGCCCGGACGCCACGGCCTGACCCGACCGGGCAGGCGGAGCCGTTCGGATACCAGGGGGACAACAAGTGAATGACCTTGACCGCATACTACAGGCGGTGGGGAGCGAGTACGGTCAGCAGAGGCATGCGCTGCTGGCCCGCTCCCGGGGCCGCAAGGACGTTGCGCTGGCGAGGATGGTCGCCATGTACCTCGCCACCCGGCTCCTCCCGCACCAGTCCCTGACCTCCATCGGCAGGTACTTCGGGCGGGACCGCACGACAGTGAGGCACGCCCGCAAGCGGGTGACTGACCTGGACGACAAGAGAGTGAAGAAGCTGGAGGCCCGCATTGCACGCACAATTGCCCCTGTTCACCCCTGACAGCTCCTGGACCCCTCCCTCAATGGCCGACCTCCCCACGGACTGGGGCCGGGGCCGGGTTGGGCTGGACACTGAGACCCGGGATGACTACCTGACCAAGATGGGTCCGGGCGTCCGCCGGGGCGGCTTCATCGCGGGCATCAGCTTTGCGATTGAGGACGGCCCCGGCTTCTACCTTCCCATGAGGCACGGGGACGGGGGCAACATGGACCCGCAGCAGGTCATCCGGTACATCCGGGACATGGCCAAGAAGTTCCCCGGCTCGCTGTGCGGGGCCAACCTGGGCTATGACCTGGACTTCCTTGCTGAGGAGGGTGTTGAGTTCCCCGGGGTGGAGTGGTTCCGGGATGTCCAGGTGGCTGACCCGCTGATCAATGAGCTCCACATGAGCTACAGCCTGGCGTCCATCAGTGAGCGCCGGGGCATCCCCGGGAAGGATGAGGGTCTGCTCATGGAGGCGCTGGCTGCCTACGGCTACAAGGGCCGGTCAGCCAAGGGGGGCCTCTGGTCCCTCCACAGCAAGTTCGTGGGACCCTACGCTGAGCATGACGCCCGGCTCCCCCTGACCCTCCTCCGGCGACAGGAGCGGGAGATTGAGGAGCAGGACTTGTGGGAGGTCTACAACCTGGAGAGCCGGGTGCTGCCCGTCCTCGTGAAGATGCGGAGGAGGGGCGTGAAGGTCAACGAGGACCGCCTGGCGCAGGTTGACGTCTGGGCCCGGGAGCAGCAGCAGATCGCAATTGACGCGGCCAACGAGTTCACGCCCACAGGCCACCGCCTCGCCCTGGGCGACATCACCAACACGGGGGCGCTGGCCCTCATCCTCCGGGGGCTCGGGGTGGACCTGCCTAAGACAGCAAAGAGCGGCAAGGACAGCGTCACTGCGGCTGTGCTGGACGGCCTCGCCCACCCGATAGGGGACCACCTCCGCCGGGCCAAGAAGATGGCCACGCTGCGGTCCACGTTTGTCGAGAGCGTCCAGAAGCACCTGACCAACGGGAGGGCGCACTGTACCTTCAACCAGCTCCGCCGGGAGAAGGATGACGGGAGCGGGGACAGCGAGGGCGCAGCCTATGGCCGCCTGTCCTCAGCCAACTTCAACTTCCAGAACCAGCCTGCCCGGGACCCGGAGATTGGCCCCATGTGGCGCTCCATATATGAGCCGGATGAGGGCCTTGTTTGGGCGTCCCTTGACTACTCCCAGCAGGAGCCCCGCCAGGCCGTCCACTTCGCAGTTGAGGCAGGCCCGGCCCAGATCGGGGCGGCAGCGCACGAGGCAGCCCTGGAGGCGGCAAGGCGCTACCGGGAGGACCCCAGCACCGACTTCCACCAGATGATGGCTGACATGGCCGGGATTGAGCGCAAGCCTGCCAAAAACATCTTCCTGGGGCTGTCCTACGGGATGGGCGGGGCCAAGCTCTGTCGGGACCTTGGGCTGCCCACCTGCTGGCGGCTGTCTTGGCAGGACGGGAGGCGGAGACACTTCAAGGACTTCGCCACCCGGGAGGATGTCATTGAGAAGGCAGAGGCCGGGCGCAAGGCAGGCTACAAGGTCCGACACTGGGAGGCTGCCGGGCCGGAGGGACAGGAGCTCACCGACACGTTTGACCGCCGGGTGCCGTTTGTCCGCAAGATGGCCAACCACTGCCAGGACATCGCGGAGGCCCAGGGCTTCATCAGGACCCTCTCCGGGCGGCGGTGCCGCTTCCCCCTGAAGGACAACGGGGAGTGGGACTGGACGCACAAGGCGTTCAACCGCCTCATCCAGGGCTCCTCAGCTGACCAGACCAAGGAGGCAGTGGTTGAGATGGACCGCCTGGGCTACCCCCTACAGCTCCAGGTTCACGATGAGGTTGACTTCGGGGTGCGCAACCGGGAGCACGCCCAGCAGGCAGCCCTGGTGATGGAGAACGTGCGGCAACTCAACGTGCCCATGAGGGTGGACGTTGAGGTGGGCCCCTCGTGGGGCGAGGCAGAGTGACAATTGATGCGGCTTCCCGGTGCGGTGCCGGGAGGCTATTCTGGAGGCTCCCCTGGAGCAGAAATGGAGGACAACTATGACAATCTTGAGTGGACAGTCTATCATGCGGCGGAGGCCGGTGGTGAACCCCCAGCCCCGGACAGAGGTGGAGGCGGACGGCCAGCGCTTCACCTACGGCTGCAGCCCGGCGGGGTATGACCTCCGGCTGGACCGGGTCAAGGGAGCCTACCAGCTGGGCGAGAACCTGTGGAGGCTTGACCCGGGGCAGTTTGTCCTCGCCAGCACCATGGAGGAGTTTCAGATGCCTGACGACCTCCTCGGGGTGGTCCACGACAAGAGCAGCTGGGCCCGCCGGGGGCTCGCCTGCCAGAACACGGTGATTGAGCCGGGCTGGCGGGGGTGGCTGACCCTGGAGCTCAACAACCACTCGACAGAGCCCCTCCGGCTCCGGCAAGGGACGGGCATCTGTCAAGTAATTTTTCACGTTTTGGATGAACCAACGCTTCACCCTTATTTTGGTAAATACCAAGATCAGAAGCCAGGACCGCAGGAGGCGCTTTGATGACCTGTTTCGTTTATGTCATTACAGGCCAGTGTGGCGGTCGATACGTTGGAGTGACGGGAAACCTCTTGAAGCGCATCCGAGAGCATCTCAAGGCAGACAGTCGCGTGGGCCGGGCTATGAGGAAGCGTGGCTGGCGTCCCCGCGTTGTATTTCACGGGAGCCGGGAGGATTGCCTGCGGAGGGAGATTGAGCTGATATCCGAGCTGGGGACAATCAGCCCGGGTGGTTTCAACCTGACGTCTGGCGGCGACGGCGTGGTTGGAGAGGTCCCGGAGGTAACAGAAGCGCGATCAATATCCATGAAAGTTGTAATGAAGGACCCGGAACGCCTAGCACTGGCGAGAGAGTGCGGCGTGAAACTCTGGTTCACCAAACGTAAAAAAATTGAGGAGGGAATGGCTTTGGCTTCTAAGATAATGTCTGAGAAGGCGGCAGCGAGTTGGCGTGACCCAGAAGTCAGGGAGCGGCGGCGGAAAGCCATATCAGACGGGATGAAAAGGCGTAACCAGGCTTCAGGCCCCCAGGAGGCCCGCTGATGGAGACGCGGGAGAGAGGCCCGGGGCGCTACCGGGTGACCCACGTCCCCTCGGGCACTGCCTATGAGGATGACAGCAACGACCTCCGGCGCTCCTGCGAGCTGAACCGGATATGGCTGGCTGACCGGCTCCACCGCGACCCGGGGCTCACCAAGGCATACGAACAGTCCAACAAGATGAACATCACCGACCGGCTGGATGAGTTCAAGTTTGAGAGGGTCCCATGCGCAAGATAGTCCCACAGAAGCAGGCCAACAGGCACCTCCCAGAGGAGGGGCTGTATGGGGACTGCCACCGCACCGCCATTGCGGTCCTCCTCGGGCTGGACCGGGATGAGGTCCCCCACTTCCTCCACGACAACTGCGGCTCTGGCGTGTTCCGGGAGCGGGTTCAGGAGTGGCTGCACGCCCGGGGGCTGATGGAGATTTGGTTCGTGTATGACGGCACCACAGACCTCCAGCAGATACTCTGGTCAATGGAGCACACCAACCCCGGCCTGCCGTTCCTCCTCGGGGGCCGGAGCCGCACAGGCGTCAACCACACCGTGGTCTGCCAGGGCGGAGAGATAGCCTGCGACCCCTCGCAGACAGACGCCGGGATTGTCGGGCCCACAGACCCTGACGGCTTCTACCACGTGAGCTTCATCGTGAGCAAGGCCCCCTATGCCGAGTGAGAAGCAGCAGTGGGACGTGCTGAGGACCCCCATGGTGAAGCTGAAGCTGGACCCGGTGCGCGTGGAGAACCCTGCGCTGCCGGGGACACCTGACGTCAACTACATTGAGGGCTGGACAGAGCTGAAGCACGCCGACAGGTGGCCGCCACGGGGCGGACCCCTCCAGCTCAACCATCCACCGACCCCGGAGCAGCGCACATGGCTCCTCCGGCGGTGGCACAACGGCGGCAACTGCTGGCTTACCCTCCGGGTGGGCCGTGAGTGGCTGATTTTCCGGGGATGCGACGTGATCACCCTCTGGGCTGCTACGCGGGATGCTCCCCCCAACAAACAAGAGCTGGAGGCGGCTGCGGTCTGGAGGGGTGAGACACCCGCCGGGGCTGCGGCCTTCCTGGCAGATGGGAGACTTGACTGATGAGATATGTAGGTGGCAAACACAGGATCGCAAAACAGCTGGCTAGGTCTATACTTCCCCATGTCCGGGGCAGGAGGCTCATTGAACCCTTCTGCGGGGGACTCAGCGCCACTGTGTCACTCCAACCCGATGTCGCTAGTGATGCGTCAGAGCCCCTGATCAAGCTGATCACGGCTGTGCGGTGCGGTTGGGAACCACCAACCCACGTTAGTGAATTTGATTACAATGCTGCCAAAGGGACCGGGACCAAAATGGAGGCATTTTGCGGACATTGTATGTCGTTCGGGGGAAAATGGTGGGGAGGTTATGCGCGTGAAAGTGGGCGCAACTTCGCGCTCCAGGGGCGGAACGCGCTCCAGGGGCGGAACGCGCTCCTGAGGAAAGTGGAGGCAACCCGCAACGTCAACTTCTGCCACGCCGCTTACGGTGACTATAAACCCAAGTCAGGTCAGGTGTTCTACTGTGACCCACCATATGCGGGCGTGACCAACGGATACGCCACTGGACCCTTCGACAGCGCGGCGTTCTGGGATTGGGTACGGCGGGGTGCTGACAACGGGGCGCTCATCTTCGTGAGTGAGTTCACGGGACCGGACTGGGCGGAGGTTCACGCTGAGTTCCCGAGCCGGACAGACCTCCGCAAACGTGAAGGCGGGGAACAGAAAACCGTTGAAAAATTGTATGCAGTGGGGGACTTAACTTGAAGGGAAACACATCAGAGGCAATTCAGTTCCTCCAGGCTTGGGCCCCCGAGGGTCCCTGGGTCCTGACTTCGATCATGGTTGACGGGGGGCGGACAACCACAGTCACCTTCCAGGCCGGGGAGCAGAAGTCAATGGGGGACTGGCTGGAGGAGCGGCAGGGCAAGCAGAACATCTACTTCACTGTCAATCCAGTCATCAAGGCTGCGAAGTCAAAGCCCAAGAAGACAGAGATCAGGGGGATGGCTGCGCTACACGTGGACGTGGACCCGAGGCCGGGCGAGCCCCTGGACAGCGAGCGGGAGCGGGCTGAAAAGATGCTGCGGGAGTTCACGCCACCGCCCACCGTCATCATCGACAGCGGCGGGGGCTTCCAGGGCTTCTGGCTGCTTGACGAGGAGCAGCGCACAGACGGCAGCGAGGAGAAGGCTGCTGTGCTGGAGGCGTACAACCTCCAGGTTGAGGTCCTCCTCCAGGCGGACGCCTGTCACAACATCGACCGCATCATGCGCCTCCCGGGCACTGTCAACGTCCCAGGGGAGAAGAAGCGCAAGAAGGGCCGGGTGGAGGCGCTCGCCCGGGTGGTGGACGCTGACTGGTCCCGCATCTACAGCCTCAAGGAGTTCACCCCGGCCCCCCGCGTCCAGACCACCGGACCTGGCGGTGGGGGAGGGCCGCAGGTCAAGCTGTCAGGGAACATCCCGAGGCTGGAGAGCCTTGACGATCTGCCCCCGGAGGTGACGCCCCGGACCAAGATGCTCATCGTCAACGGTGACGACCCGGATGACCCAACCAAGTACCCCAGCCGCTCAGAGGTCCTGTTTGCGGTCCTGTGCGAGATGATACGGGCGGGGGTGGATGACGACATGATCGCAGCGTGCGTGCTTGACCCTGACTACGGGATCAGCGCCCACGTCCTGGAGCAGCCCCGGCCCCAGCAGTACGTTGCCCGACAGATACAGAGGGCCCACGAGGAGGCGATTGACCCCTGGTTGCGCAAGCTCAACGAGGACCACGCAGTGATTGAGGACATAGGGGGCCGGTGCCGGGTGATCAGCGAGGTCATGGACTATGCCCTACAGCGGGAGCGGATCAGCCGCCAGAGCTTTGAGGACTTCCGCAACCGCTACATGCACCTCCAGGTTGTCGTGGGACAGGACAAGGACGGGCATGACGTCAAGATGCCCCTGGGCAAGTGGTGGCTGATGAACCAGAACAGGCGTCAGTACCGCACAATCATGTTCGCCCCCGGGCGGGAGGTCCCGGACGCCTTCAACCTCTGGAGGGGCTTTGCGTGCGAGGCCAAGCCGGGCTCCTGCGAGCTGTTCCTGAAGCACGTCCACGACAACGTGTGCGCCGGGAATGAGCAGCACTTTGAATACTACATGAATTGGATGGCCCGGGCCGTCCAGAAGCCAGACAGCCCCGGTGAGGTCGCCATCGTCATGCGGGGCCGGATGGGCACCGGCAAGTCCTTCGCTGTGAAGGCGTTTGGGTCCCTCTGGGGCCGCCACTTCCTCCAGGTCAGTGACTCCAAGCACCTCGTGGGGAGCTTCAACGCCCACCTCCGGGACTGCGTTGTGCTGTTCGGTGATGAGGCGTTCTATGCTGGGGACAAGAAGCACGAGGCGATCCTCAAGACCATGGTCACAGAGGAGACCATCATGATTGAGGGCAAGGGTGTGGATGCCGAGGCTGCCCCCAACTACGTCCACCTGATGATGGCATCGAACAGCGACTGGGTGGTGCCCGCCGGGACCGATGAGCGGCGCTTCTTTGTCCTGGACGTGGGCGACAGGCAGATGCAAAACAAGGACTATTTCAAGGCCATCCGGGCGGAGCTGGACAGCGGGGGCCGTGAGGCCCTCCTCCACCTGCTGATGACCCGCGACCTGACCGGCTTCGATGTGCGCCAGTTCCCAAAGACAGAGGCCCTCCAGGAGCAGAAGCTGTTGAGCCTCGGGCCGGAGGAAAACTGGTGGTTTGAGAAGCTGATGGAGGGGCGGACCCTCTCTGAGGCGGATGGTTGGCAGGGCGAGGTCATGAAGGCGGACCTCCAGCGTGACTATCTACTCTATGCGGAGCGGCAAAAGATCATGCGCCGGGCGTCCCCCACGGCCCTCGGGAAGTTCCTGAAGCGGGTGCTCCCTGGGCAGTACCCCCGGACCTTCCAGCGCTGGGCAGAGGTCAGCGAGCAGGACCAGTACGGCCACGAGCGGGTCAGGAAGTCCAAGGCGTGGTTCTATGAGCTCACCGGGTTGGAGGCAGCCCGGGCCCACTGGGATGACCGCTTTGGAGGACCCTACCAGTGGCCCGCGGATGAGGCTGAGGAGCCCAAGGAGCCGTTCTGATGGCGAGGGACACGGGCCTGGACTGGGTGAAGCGGGAGCTTGACAAGGCTGGTGTCCCCTACACAGTGGAGCAGGGCGGGATACACGCCAAGGTCCGCTTCACCGTGGGCGGCGTCACCCAGTTCTACGTCTGTACACAGAACAAGAATGCCGGGCGATCCAAACGGAACGCTCGGGCGGGCATCAGAAGGATGCTGAGGCAACTAGGGGCGCTTGACTGACCGGGAGCCCCGGGGATATTATCACAGGCAGGCCCGGATGGTCCGGGACCAAACAGAAATGGAGCACACAATGACCAAGACACTGATGCTGGCGGGGCGCGCACTTGAGCTCGCCCAAGCCATCGACAAGACCCTGAGCGACACCAACGACCAGATCGGGGTGCTGAAGGCCCAGGCGGACGCCCTCAACGCAGCAGGCATCGCCCAGGCGGAGAAGCTCCAGGGCGAGCTGAAGCACGAGCTGGGTCTGGAGAAAGATGACTGCTGTCACGTTGACCTGGACTACCTCTCAGAGCACGGCGTGGCGTTTGCCAAGACCGGCTGCGAGCGCTCCAGCGGCATCGGGGACCTCCTCGGGCAGCTCCTGGGCCGCAAGTCCCCTGAAGCTCCCTCCAGTGGAGGGCTCCACTGATGCGCAGCACAGACCTCGGGCTGAACCTGGTTGACGAGTTTCACCAGGCATTCGGCATTGCCCAACCGGAGGTCCCGCACATCCCTGATGAGCCGGTCCAACTCGCCCTCGGCATCTACCACCAGCAGGCCGCTCGCCTGGCTGAGGAGCTCAAGGCAGCCTCCGCCCTGGCGGGGGGCTCAGTCCTCCTCATCCGCCTCCAGCTCATCCAGGAGGAGCTTGCGGAGCTGGCAGCTGGCTTCATCTCCCGGGACCCGGTGGAGTGCCTGGACGCCCTGGGTGACCTCAGCTACGTTGTTGACGGGACCTACCTGACGACCGGGCTGGCTGAGTACAAGGAGCCTGCCCTCATGGAGATACACCGCTCCAACATGTCCAAGCTGGACGGCGACGGCAACCCGGTCATCGGTCCCTCCGGGCGCGTGCTCAAGTCTGAGCTGTACAGTCCCCCGGACCTCGCTGCGGTGATGTACGATGTCTGACCAGTCCTACAGCTACGTGGTGACGGGGGAGCGCCGGGCGATGGTCATCCAGCACCGCATAGGCGGGGGCTGGTTCAAGGTCGCGGACACCCGGAGCGAGTACAAGGCCCGGGAGCTTGCGGACGGCCTCAACGCCCTCCAGCAGAGCGACAGCACCCTCAGCGACATCGCCCGGCTGGTCCGGGAGATGGGCGTTGGAAACCAAGACCCGATTGCGGCCCTGCTCATCGCACGCGGGCTGCTCAGAGAGGAGGACTTCAATGCACCTGATGCTTGACCTTGAGACCCTATCAACGGCTGGTGACGCTGCCATCATACAGATCGGCATTGTGCCGTTTGAGGTTAGCGGGGAGGGGATGGCTGGAGACGGCCTGAACATCAACGTGGACCCCGACGCCTGTATGATGGCCGGGCTCCGGGTTGACTGGAGCACGGTACACTGGTGGATGAACCAGAGCGCTGAGGCCCGGGCCACCCTGCCCGCCCCCGGCGCAGCCCCCAAGCTCAGCGATGCCCTCCGCCAGGTCATCGACTTCTGCGCCCCCTTGGGCTCCCGCAACCTGAAGGTCTGGTCCAACGGCTCAGCGTTTGATGTACCAATCATTGAAAACGCCTTCCGGCGCTGCCGCCTGGACCCGCCCTGGCAGTACTACAATGTGCTGGACGTCAGGACGATGAAGATGCTGAGCCCAGACACGCCCCGGCGGGAGCCCGAGGTGGCCCACAACGCCCTGAGCGATTCAATCGCCCAGGCCCTCTGGGTACAGGACATGTACAGGGACATCAAGGGAAGGGGGCTCAGCCCCAACTGATTGGCCTATCCACGACGCCACCACAGGATAAGGCGGAGTTGGGCGGGGGGTGCTCCATGCGCCCCACGCCCCTGCCTGAAGGTCCCCCCGGGGACTGGCCCCGGCGCTCGACAGCGCCGGGGCATTTATTTTGCCACCACAGAAAGAAAGTTGCCGGAGGGGGCTTGACTTATCCCCGGGGCGTTGTTAGTTAGGACTTATCCCCGGACGGTCCGGGGCGCAGAAATGGAGAACGACATGACCACCAAGACAGCTACAGTTGAGGGCCAGACAGTCGCCATCGGTGACTTCATCGGCTTCAAGAATGACATCGAACAATCGGGACGCCTCGTTGACATCCGGGGAACCTACCTCGTGTTGTCAGTGTACGACAGCATGACGGGGGACCGCCACCAGGTCACCCAACCCGCCAGCCGCTGCTGGAAGGAGTGAGAGATATGTACATCATATTCAAGCGCAACATCTTCACCCAACAGGTCACCGAGAACCCGGCGCTCTGCGTGGACGGGACGCCACCGGCGGAGGCCGTGGGCCGCAACATCCGCTTCATGTGGGGCGAGGGCGGCAGCCGCACCTGGGACATGTGGGTGCCCGTGGTGGAGGACCCCGCCCGGCCCTCCTCCCGCCTCACCGGGGGCGGGCAGTTCATTGAGCTCTGGGCAGCCTGGAGGGACACCGGCCCGGTGGAGGAGGTCATTGAGACCTGCCCCGGCATCCCGGACCCCCAGACCACCTTGGAGGACATCCGCCGGGCTCTGGTGCGGGGGTACTTCAAACCGCTCACCGGCTGGCTGCTCGACATGTACGCCGGGGCCGGTCCCCAGGCCCTCTGCTGGGAGGACGGTGAGACGGGGGAGCTGGTGATCATCGACCTCGGGGAGGGTGAGCTGACCCTCCACGTGTACCGGGGCGAGGTGGCGTGGTCCCTGGGTTGGGACGGGCACGTGGAGCACCTCCGCGGGGAGCTGGAGCCGCATGACCCGCTCATCCGCTTCCAGGGGAGTGCCCAAGCATGACCCTGCGGCAACTCCTCTGGGCAGGCGCTCTGGCGTCCGCCCTCCTCGTGGGAGCCCTCTGGGCAACCACCCCCTCCTGCGAGGGCCTGACGCCCTCCGAATGCTATGAGGTGATACAATGACGACTGGCTTCAAGAAGGGTGACTTGACCATACGCAACAAACTGTACGGGGACAGGACGGTGCCTGCCTACGTCAAGGACGGCGTGGGGGTGTCCCGCATCGGCAAGGTCTGGGGCGTGTACCACTTGTCTGGTGGCGTGGAAGTGTACTACAAGCTCCAGCGCCCGAGGCTGGAGGACGCCAAGGCGGTGGCCCAACAGGTCATCGACCTGGATGTGGACTGGACCCTGGAGCCCGGGGACAAGTGGTTTGAAGAAAAGTTCCGGGCTGCCGTGGGTCGCATCCGTGAGATAGCAGAGGGGACAGCATCATGAGCGCACTTGACGAATGGTGCAAGGCAGAGGGCCGGAGGAACCGGCCTGAGAGGCCGGTGGAGCCAGCCCCCGAGGTCCCCTTGGGCACCATATACGTGAAGAGCCAGCACCGGGAGGCCCGGCCCGGCTCTCAGCGCCGGTGCTACCACGGGTGCTTCCCGTCATCTGACTGGGACATCCTGTGGTCAGAGTGGAGGCCCCTGATCACTGACGTCCCGGAGAGCGCCCTGGAGGGCTGGCCGGGCTTCACCCGAGATGACCTGAAAACTGAATACAAGTGGGAGCAGAACCAATGACTGTTTATTTCGCCAATGCGGGGCTCATCGACCTGGACGTGATCCGGGTGATGGGCGTGTCCGTCAAGACTGGGGACAACCCCATTGGATACTTCGGGACGGGGCTCAAGTTTGCGCTGAGTACCCTGCTCAGGACCGGGCACCGGGTTGAGCTCCGCAGGGGCGGAGAGGTCCTGGAGTTCACCGCCCGGGACGCCCTGGTGCGCGGCAAGCAGGTCCAGCGCGTGTTCATGGGGGAGGAGGCCCTGGCCTTCACCACCGACCTCGGGCGCAACTGGGAGGTCTGGCAGGCGTACAGGGAGCTTCACAGCAACACCCTTGACGAGGCCGGGGAGATCACTGACCGGGAGCAGACGGCTGACACCGTCATCGCCGTGGAGGGCGAGGCCATCCAGCGGGAGTACAACAACCGGGGGTCCATCTTCATCGACAGCAAGCCGATTGCGGCCAACGAGTTCCTGGAGGTCCACCCTGGCCCGACGCGCAGCGTGTTCTACAGGGGCGTGAGGGCCGGGACCCTCCCGGAGGAGCTGATGTTCATCTACAACCTCCTGTGCCCGATGACCCTCACTGAGGACCGGACATTTGAGAGCCAGTACACCGTCCAGTGGAAGCTGTCCCAGCTCATCCCCCGCCTCCCGCACCGGGGCATCCACGCCCAGCTCCTCGCCAAGGGGGACCGATGGGACCAGCAGTTGGACTTCACGATGTGCGGGACGCCATCAAAGGAGTTCCTGGACGCGGCTGCCGCGACCTACACCAACATGACCTCCAGCAATGCTGCCCGGCGGGTGGTTGACCGCGACCTCCAGCAGCGGGGCGTGTTCCCGCCTGCCCGCCTGGGAGAGGAGGCGCAGGGCATGTTCCTCCAGGCCTTCCCCCACCTGTTCCGGCTCGGGGCGTCCCTGAGCCCGGAGGACGTGGAGGTGGTTGAGAGCCTTGGGCCGGGCGTCATGGGCCTCTGGCACCAGGAGCGGGGCCAGGTGTTCCTTGCGGCATCGACCCTGGACTGCGGCCTGGAGACAGTGGTGGCGACCCTGTACGAGGAGTGGCTCCACAAAGCCCACGGATTTAGGGATGAGTCCCGGGCGCTCCAGACCTTCTTGTTTCAGAAGCTGGTGGCTGTGTCGATGGGCCTCCCGGAGCCGGAGCCCTCCAGCCCGGAGGATAAAACGCCCTTCTGAGCAAGAAAGTTGCCCGAGGGGGCTTGACTTATCCCCGGGGCGTTGTTAGTTAGGACTTATCCCCGGATGGTCCGGGCGCAGAAATGGAGAACGAAATGACTAAGGCACCCACCCTCACCCCGCTTGAGGCCCTCACGAAGGCCCGCACCGATGACGGCTTCATTCAGGACGGCTTCTGCTACGTCCTGGACGGCCCCATGGGTGCCCCGTTTGAGTACCTCGCCCCCAACGCCTCCCGGGCGGACATCCCCGAGGGGGAGCTGGAGGGCTCTTGGTATTGTACAGGCGAGCCCGGAGATGAAGTCACCGCTGAAACAACCTGGGTTTGGGGCTGAGTCATGGACACCGACATCAACACCATCAGCATCGTCCAGTCCCGCCTCCCCGAGGCCGTGGACGCCCTGGAGAAGCTCAACAAGAAGGCGGTGCGCTACGGCGCAGAGCCGGTCACTTGGACCCTCGGGGAGCCCCGGGAGGAGAAGGTGCGGACCCCGGACGGGAGGGAGGTCAAGGTCATGTACGTTGACCTCAACCTCAGCCACGTTGAGGCCCCCCGCGTTGGGGACTTCCAGTTCATCGCCCGGCTTGAGATCACCGACGCGGGCACGATCATCGACAGCATCCCGGGGGAGGAGCTGCCCAAGCGCTTCCGGGAGGCCAGCAACGCCTGCGAGCACTGCCAGCACGACCGCCCCCGCAAGCACCTGTTCGTGGTCCGGGACCCGGAGGGACAGCTGGTCCAGGTTGGGCGCACCTGTCTCCGGGACTTCATGGGCACCGACACCCCCGCGTCTGTGGCTGCCCGCTTCCGGTGGATCAGCGAGCTGCGGGAGCTCAGTGATGACTACGGGATGACTGCAGGCGCTCCGGTCCCGGACAGCGCTGAGGAGCTGCTGGCCGTCACGTCTGTAGCAATCCGGCTCTGGGGATGGGTGCCCAAGAGCGCCCCCGAGGAGGCCGGGCAACCGACCGCCTGGGCGATCAGCCCCTGGTTCTACTGCTCCCCCAGCGACAAGCAGGGCCTGAAGGACCGGGACCTGATGCGCGCCTCCATCACCCAGGCAGACTGGGACAACTCCCGGGAAGTCATGGAGTGGATCGCAGATGAGGAGGAGAGCGGGGACAGCGAGTACATCCACAACGTCCGCATGATCCTGGCCCCCGGCTCTGTCCCCGCTGTCCGCAGGGGCATCGCCTGCTCAGCCGTGGCCGCCTACCAGCAGCACCTCGGGAAGCTGGCAGAGCGCCAGAGGGCGGCTGCGGTTGCTGTAACCTCCCGCCACGTGGGGGAGCAGGGCGAGCGCCTCCGGGGCCTCCAGCTGCGGTGCGACAGCGCCCGGGGGATTGAGAGCCAGTGGGGCACGACCATCCTGTACAAGTTCCACGACGCCTCCGGCAACGTGATGTGCTGGTTCAGCTCCGGCGGGGCGGACCTGGAGCCCGGCGGACAGTACGTCATGGACGCCACCGTGAAGGGCCACAGCGAGTTCCAGGGCGTCCCCGAGACGCAGCTGACCCGCGCAAAGGTGAAGGAGGGGGCCCAAGCCTAGATGTTTGAACCGAGGCCCGGGGCGGGGTATGTTTTCCCCGGGCAACCTTACACAGAAATGGAGCACAGAAATGAATGACCTGACTGAATACCTCAATGCCCTCCCCGAGCGCATGCGCGGGGGCGTCACCCGCTTCCGGGACAACGGGGTTGTCCCCGGCAGCTTCCTCCAGGCCGTCCTTGAGAATGACCTGGTGGGGGCCGTGGGCAAGGCAGACGATGAGAACGTGACGCTGCTGTGGCACTACGCCAACATGCTGTACAACGCCTTCCCCGCCCGGGGACTTGGCTGCTGGGGGAGCCCGGAGGCTGTCCAGGACTGGGCAGACATCGGGGGCCTCGACGGGATCAAGCGGGGGTCCAGGACCTTCTCCCGGGCGGACCTCGGGCAGGAGCGGGCAGCCCGCCTTGCGTCCCTGGTGAACCGCTTTGGCGGTGAAGGGGAGGTGGTGACATGAGACACGTCAAGCTGAGGGCGTTCCTCCTCATCCGGGAGGAGCGGCGTGACTACGTTGTTGCGCTCCCCGGGGACACCCTGATGGTGGACGCTGAGGAGGCCGTCCGGGACGCCCTGGGCAAGCGCCTCAGGACCCGGGTTGGCTTCAAGATAACAGGGGTGCAGCTGTACCCCCACTGGAACCAGAGGAGAGACGGCAATGGATGCGAGTGAGATGAAGGAGGCCATGCGCAAGCAGATGGCCAAGAGCGTGGAGGAGGTTGAGCGGGGCGAGGACCTGTTGCCCTGCTTCATCGGCTTCAACGACGCCGGGGAGGTGTTCATTATGGGGACGCCCTGGGACAGCGAGGAGGACAAGGTGCGGACACTCCGCTACGTGACGCTGTTCTTTGCGTGGAAGCAGGTCACGTCCTACATCCAGGTGAGCGAGGCCTGGACGGTGACCCGGGAGATTGACGACCAGGACAGGCGCGCACCGGCGGACTGCGAGGACCGCAGCGAGGTCATCGTGGTCAACGGGGTGACCCGCTCCGGGGCCTGGGGCCTCATCAGCCGGATCGCACGCGACGGGAAGCTGGCGGCGTGTTCTGACCCGGACTGGGGTGGGGACGGCACAATGACCGGGCGCATGATGCGCCTCCTCCCTCCCGAGGGCATGGGCCCTCCCCCGCCCCACGTTGAGGCTGAGCTGAGGGCCGTGTTCGCACACTTCTCCCAGGGAGGTGCAGGGTGAGCAACAAGCAGCGCATCTGCGCAGTGCTCATCTGGAGCACGTCCGCCTACACGCTCGGGCGGGGCCTGCTGGAGCTTGTCCCAGCGGTGCCGGAGTGGGCGGCAATGGGGATGGGGGGCCTGGTGGCCCTCCTCCTGATAATTGAGGCCGGGAGGCGCTGACGATGAAGGTCAAACTGAGAGTGGAGCTGGAGGTCAGCGAGGGCATGGAGGCCCAGGTCAGGGCCTGGCTCACAGGCGTTGCGGACGGGGCCCAGGCGCTGGGGAGGCTTGACGCCTTCTCCGCTGAGGGCCTCCCGGAGCGCCCGGCCTCCCTGGGCGGGGCCGTGGTCAATGTGAAGGAGAAGGAATGATGCGCAAGATTTGGATGTGGGCCGTGGCCTGCTTCAAGGCCCTCGTGTGGGCGCTGGGGGGTTCAAAATGGCTCTGAAGAAGATGACGCTGACGATGCGCGTGGAGGCCCCGATTGACGAGAGCATGCTGGACATCGCCGGGTTCCGGTCCATGTGGGAGGAGATTGACGGCCTGGCCGACAGCGCCCGGAGCTTCGGAGAGCTGACCCACTTCTCAGTGGAGGACCTCCCGGACAGGATCGTGCTGGCCGACACCCGGCCTGACTCAACGGCTGAGCTGGTCCGTGCCCTGGTGCGGGAGGAGGGGGTTGACGCCCTGCGGGACAACCTCATGAAGGGCGGTGACGCGTGAAGGGCCTGCGGCAGGTTCTGTCATGAAGTGGATGTATGCAGTTGCCCGGGCGCTGCTCGACCAGGAGCAGACTGACTACCCCGGGTGCGCCCGGGGCGTGATGCACTGCCGCTCCACTGTATGCGGCTGCGTGGCTGAGTCCAGCCCCTCCCTGTCCTTCCTCATCGCCCGGGTGAAGCACCATCAGGAGGAGGCCCGCGACCTCTGGAGACACAAGAAGGGCGGACTATACGAGCGCCTGGGGACGGCCCGACACAGCGAGACGCTGGAGGAGCTGACTGTCTACAGGGGAGAGGACGGGGGCCTGTGGGCCCGGCCCAGGGCGATGTTTGAGGATGGCCGCTTCACGCGGGAGGAGGAGTGATGTTTGACCTGAAGCGACCGTGTGTCAACTGTCCGTTCCGGCGGGGGCAGGGTGAGGCGTTCCGGCTGGACCCGGGGAGGCTGGAGGAGATCAGGACCGGGAGCGCCTTCCTGTGCCACAAGACGCTCGCCTGGACCGATGAGGGATCATCGGCCCCGGGCGAGCGGCCCCAACAGTGCGCGGGGCTCATGGCCGTCCTCCGGCGGGAGGGCGAGGACAACCAGATCATGCAGGTTGCTGAGCGCCTCCGGGCTGCGCGGTTTGATGACCTTGACCCCCGGGGCGAGGCGTATGCCTCCTGGGCTGAGGTGCTTGAGGCACATGAAGATAAGACGGGGTGAGTGGACGCTGCCCAGTGTGCCGTCTTAACTTAGCGGTGTGCCGTCTTAACTTCAGGGTGCCTGTTCTGTGCCTAGTTAAGACGCATAAGTGTATGAGCCCAAAGTACAATCCGCATTCGTCTTAACTTTCTTAACCTTCTTAGGTTGGTTTCACTTCGCCCGACAGGGAAGTTAAGACTGCCCTCCCCTAATTAAGTTAAGAAAGTTAAGTAAGTTAAGTTTTGCCTTGCTGGTCAACTGGTTATGCGGAACGACTTGCCGCCTGTCTCCTGGGCTAAGTTAAGAAAGCCGTTCCGCTCCGGTGTGTCGGATGGGCTGGGGATTGCCTAAATCTTGTTTTGCGCCTATTCTCACGCGCACGGGAGTTTTCGCACCATGCCAAGACAAGATACACCAAAGACACCTCAAGAGCAGTCCGGGATCGGGCGGCCATCGCAGCTCACCTGGCCTGTGTTCCAGGCCATCTGCGCGCTGGTGGAGCAGACCGGCGTGAAGTACGCCAGTTGTTCAGCCTATGGGTTCAAGGGCAACAACGTAGTCAAGCGGATCAAGGAGCTCAACGACCTCGGGCAGCCTGAGTGGCTTGAGCTCTGGGAGGAGAGCCTGGACCTGTTCGCAGACCGGCTTGAGACAGAGATGGCCCGACGCGCAATTGAGGGTTACGATGAGCCGGTGTTCTACAAGGGTGAGGAGGTTGGCTCAATCCGCAAGCACAGCGACACCCTCGCAATCACGCTCGCCAAGGCCGTCCGCCCCGAGCGCTTCCGTGACAACATTAAGCTGGATGCAGACATCACCGGGGGCGTGCTACTGGTTCCCCCCAAGATGACTGTTGAGGAGTTCCTGGCGCAGGCCGCTGGGGACAAGCACAACCAGGAAGGCGGGGACTGAAATTGTCGGATCAGGATGACTACCTCAAGAGGTTGGAGGCCCGAATTGCCGCCCTGGAGAGCGTGCCCACCACCCGCACCCCGGATGACGAGCGCCTGGACAACCTGTTGAGGAAGTTCGCCAAGAGCATTGAGATGACCGCCTGGTTGGGCGGGATGTGCCTGAAGGTTGCTCCAATCGTCGCAGCCCTATGGTTCTTCGGGGAGCAGGCCCTGTCTTGGGCCAAGGAGTCAGTAACACAATGGCTGGGAAGGTAACAAGGAGTGCCGCTGATATGACGAGGCAGGTGATCAACTCCCGGCCCTGGATGGTCCTTGCTGTGTTCTGCGCCCTGTACCTCGCTGCCCAGGTCCTCCCGGTGACCCGCCTCGTGTACAGCCCGCAGGCGGTGGACATCACCGGCCAGCAGGTGGTCCTGTACCGCTCATTCCCCGGGGACGCGCTGGGCCTCCCCCGTCCCCGCATAAGCTACCTGGAGAAGGTCCGCCCCCTGACGCCCTGGCACAACCTAGGGCGTCCCTGCGTGGATGAGGGGGGACCCTTCCGCTATGACCTCGTGCACGCCACTGGCTCCTGGGAGATGCCCTGGGCAGAGCCCTGCCTGAGCGACCCCCTGGGCTACATCTGGGAGGCGACGTGGACCTGGCACCTGGGCCTGTTCACCCTTGGACCCGTGAGCCTCTCCAAGCACGTATTCACAACACCGGAGAGAGAACCATGAGTGACAACCTTGAGATCAAACTGATGGAGCGCAAGGACGCCACCCGCTTCCTGGAGGTCCGCCTTGCGTCCCGGATCAAGCCCAACGTCATCGCCCTCACCAACGTGAATGACCAGGGGGGGGAGGGACGCACAGCCCAGGCCGTCCTGGCAGCCGGGGGAGCACTCGCTGAGTACCTGGGTCAGTCCTACGGGGACCAGTTCAACCAGGACGAAATCGCCCAGGACGCCCGGGAGCTGTACCGGGAGCTGATGAGCGACATGCGGCAGGCCCTCCACTGATATGCCCCTTGACGTCCCCATTGTCTGGGCTCCCCAGCCCGGCTCGCAGACAGCATTCCTGCAGTGCCCGCTCTTTGAGGTCCTCTATGAGGGGACCCGGGGGCCGGGCAAGACCGATGCGCTGCTGATGGACTTCGCCATGGACACCGGCCAGGGGTTCGGGGAGGAGTGGCGGGGCATCCTGTTCCGCAAGAGCTACCCCGAGCTGGCTGACGTGATCAGCAAGTCCAAAAAGTGGTTCAGCCGGATGCGGAACGCCCCCAAGTTCAACGAGGCCAACAGCACCTGGACCTGGCCCGGGGGCGAGCAGCTCCTGCTCCGCCACATGCGGAGGGTGGATGACTACAACGCCTATCACGGCCACGCCTATCCTTGGATTGGTTTTGAGGAGCTGACGACCTGGGCAACCCCCGATTGCTTCACCATCATGCAGTCCTGCTGCCGCTCCACTCACCCGGACGTTGCGATGCGAGCCCGCGTGCGCTCCACCACCAACCCCTACGGTGTGGGCCACAACTGGGTCAAGGAGCGCTACCGCCTCCCCCTGATGCGGGGCCGTCCCATCGTCAATGCCCGCTCCTCTGACGGGGAGCTGGAGCCCCCGCGCATGGCGATCCACGGCAACATCTATGAGAACAAGATACTGTTGGACAGCGACCCCAACTACATCAGCCGCATCCGGGCTGCTGCGCGCAACGACGCTGAGCTCAAGGCCTGGCTCCACGGCTCCTGGGACATTGTCGCCGGGGGCATGTTCGATGACGTCTGGGACCGCAAGACCAACGTGGTGCCCAACTTCCCGGCCCACCTCATCCCCCGGGGCTGGCGCATCGACCGCAGCCTTGACTGGGGCTCCTCCAC